TGTTGGTGTTTTCCTTGTTTGAAAAGGTTTTTTCCTTGTTTGAAGGTGTTTTTCCTTGTTTGTTGGTTTTTCCCTTGTTTGTTGGTTTTTCCCTTGTTTGAAGGTGTCCCACCACGCAACCCCCAAACCTCCCTCGAAACCATCACGCAACCCCCAAACCTCCCTCGAAACCACCACGAAAACCCAAGACCTCCCGCTACTTTGTTCCACGTGGAACGCTGATTTAGTCTAGGATATCGAGGTCTTTGTTCTTGATTGCCTTACATACTTGCCTAATACAATATATTGATAATAAAGCCAATAAAATAACTATGATTAAAGGCAGAGCGTCGCCCGTAGCTATAACATACAGCCCCAACTCAAACGCCATATACCAACAAAACAAGGTAAGCACAAAATATATCAATATTCCCATAAAAATATACAATAAGTAACCGTGACTTTAAAATTGAACACAAATAACATAATTAATTGGGTATCAATAATATAGTATATATCAATTCCTAGAGCTACCTCTAAGGAAAGATAAGCCTAGATATAGATAAAAAATATACAATAAGTACCGCCTATTATATACCTTTTAGGATCGATTCAAGCGCAAATCCATGCATAAGGGTACAATTCACCCGCCCGTATGGATATAGACATATACAAAATGATACATAATAAAGTATTTTACTTACATATTTATAATTAAGGCTTAAAATTTACCGCCTCAACACTTTTATATGTAAGCAAAACATATGATTATGCTGTCATTTTGTAAAATTAGACACAAAAAAGCCCTTCCGTCCTATATCACTACAGTACAGAAGGGCACAAACTTTAAAATCAAATAAAAACAAACGATCTATTGTCGTAATTTGTTTGCCATATAACCAACACGTTTCCGCCTACATTTATCAGAATCTCTACTACAATCTAATTTATTAGACTTGTATAGATCTTTGGTAAGCTCAATATAAAACTCCATTTGAGACTTTCTTACAGCCTCTAAAGCCTTTTCTTTTTGAATAGATAGTTTCCTATTCAAATTATCGAATTTCTTTTTGTACATAATATATTCATTTAATTACACCAATAAGAACGGACACGGCTATAAAGGCACAAGGCCGCCGTTATCAATACAGCTAGCCGAGCACACCACACCCGCCCGATTCCCTTTGGTTTTGTCCCTTTGCCCCGAACGAACGAAGCCAAATACGTACATACGTTGCCCGTGATACGTACCGACAAGGCGCACTTTGTCCGTCAATTTAACCGCACAAAATACCCTTGTAAGGGTTGTTATTTTAATTAATACATATAACATACAAGTATTTAAGCAACCCTATATGTTATTGCATTGATATATTGGTACGGTTATAACCCCGTAATGCACTCCATGCGTGCTGCTCTCGCTACACATGGACATACGCCCTATACATGCGTATATACACCAATATACCCCGTTTTTTACACGGCCTATCCGGTAACCGGACGTACTAACCAGTCTTGATACATAGCCAAGAATAACGGAACGCCCCTGAACTAGGAGAATGCCTGATCACACTATTAGTCGGCAACCTATTTATACGAACTCTCGATACCCTACCGATTCGCATATCTATGTATCAATATGTTAAATATCTTATCTGTTTAGTCTAAGTCAGTGACACGGCGTGAACGTACAGATATTGTCACCATAATGCCCCTATATATAAAGATACAAGGGCATCTTGCTATTATCTTACATTTTTATCGTGAGTAAGATAATATGTTATACACTTGGCTATCAACGAAAACGAAAAATTAGTTATTTTAGTAGCCATTCGAGTAGATTTATATCTTTCATTATTGTAAATAACGAAATAACCGCTTTTATCATCAGAGTATTTAATAGGAGCACAATATCCAAAAGCTTTATGCGTTGTACCCAAAAGAATTTTCTGAGCTTGTTTTTCGGCTAACATTATCTTGTTGTTAGCTGATTCATTTTCATCATTGTAAACCTTTTCTATTTCTATATATTGACAAAATACTCCATCTATATTCGCAAGAATTTCCTTACAAATAGTGATAACTAACTCTTTGTCTTTAGCCAAAGCAACTAAAGATGGGATAACATCTTTTGAAACCTCAATATTGTTTTCCTTGATAATATCCATAACATCTTTTTTGCTATTAAACAATCTGCACCAAGATTTTATTGCACCCGTCAAGGTCTCAGATTCCGATTTTTTAACCACGCTTTGTACTCGATTTAAATCTTTTGCTTTCATATTAAATTGCCCTTGCCCTAGGGACTTGCATAGGCATCTAGCACGCCTCGTTTGTTAATATTGTTATCTTACAAGGGCAAATATACGGAGTATTTTATTATCAAACAAATATTATGCAATAAAAATTCAATGATTATATATAATAAAACTAATCAAATGTAAATGTATATTAAAATATTGATTTATATCATTGATAATCAACAATTTAAATTGAAAATAAGCATTCCTTTTTGGTTGGCTAGTCGTTTGCCGTTCCTTTTTCCCGCCCTTCGTGGATTGGGGGGCGGTCCAAAAAAACGGCAGCCCGGCCGGGCCGATTTCGGGGAGGTGGTCCGTCCCGCACCCCATATCCAATAAAAGGCAACCATCTCCCAATAGGGTATCTTCTCAAACCCATTTAATAGATATAATTATAATTGTATTATATTTAGGGCGTAAATAAAAACATGAATAAGATTATGAGTTTAATGATAGAGTACATAGAAAAAGAAGGGGGGGGGAGTAAAATATGTTTAGAAGAAGATGGTTTTCATCCCCAAAAACAGAGAGGAGATATTTCTTCTCCACCAACCAAGGATCATGCGACATTTATGCGGATGGCGTATATGTAGGGAGATATCTTGGCACGGGTATCACGGAGTTCACGTACTCAACGAGCAGGAATTATATAAATATAAGTTTGGTAGGTATCAGCCTACCGGATCAAGTCTATAATTATACGAATGGTATAATCACCGATTCGTTGGCTATTTATCAGGGTTCTACTACCGATGCCAAATATACCGCCATATTCGACGCTGAGATATATGAGACTATTCCTGTCACTAACGCTAGGGTACAATCAACGATGACCGATATAGTCATGAATTACAAGCTTGGGGATTTTGTGTCCACGTCAAAGAAGGAGTTAATCAATAGCGGGATTCAGGTATATCCAGGATACGATGGATTTTATCGAATTATCCAAGGAGCGTTTATAATTCCGATAATAAATACTACATATAAAATATATGTGAACTTCTTCACCCCCACATGGGAAGGTCATTCGGAAAGTCGAACACTTATGGGGTATGGTTATATCTATGGGTCTACTCCGGCTTCTCCTCCATCTCAATCATCTACTTACGTGACGGTTACTAACAACAGGCAGAATGCGGTAAGGGTTCTTATTCTTACGTCTCTTAACGTGACCGACATACAATCCCTTATAAATCGATATGGAACGACAGTAGTGAGATCTAGCAAGATATATGAGTATTATGATACAGCTAACAATATAATGACAGGGTTCGTGGAGGACAAATTGCCCGGTCAAGCCTATTACGCCTATATGCTGGATAATGAGTTGCGTACTGGTGTAGGGGACTTTACGATAGTATAACGATATTATCACCACATGGATGACGGTACCGGCCAAACGGGAAGGGGGATGCCCGATCCTCGTAGGGTTGGTTCCGTCACCCTCACTCCGCCCCTTTCGTTGGTTCCCTCCCATTATCTTCTTACGTCTCATTCTATCGACACAACCCATCTCCTATCCCCACTTCCAGCGTCTCATTTACTTTATTATATTTGCGATATAATTAAAACATAACATATTATGAATAAAAAAAATAAATACATGGGGGGGGGTATTTTAACCCTCAGATAAGGAGGGGGTATGTTTAGGCGCAGGACTTCTTCTCCAGGTAAGATCCACTACCGTGTTAATATAAACAAGAATATGTGTCTTGGCGTTGTAGATATATATATTGATGGGAAGCCATATCAACCTGGTTTTAACGGATCTTATCTTGATATATATCGCGATAAGAAGATAAAAACTATAAGCATAAGTGGCCAGATATCATATCTAAATCCGAAAAATGAGTACAATGTTATTTTGGGCATAAGTGGAGGTATTATAGAGGGAACCCTTACGTATCAATATAATTCGGGTATGCATTGCGAGTTGGCTAATAAGGTGATATACGGGAATAGGATAACTAATTTTGTTCCTGTAACGGTGATAAAAGATCCTGGGAAGATCATTAATTTCACTTACAGATCTGAATTACAGACTCAGGTTTTAGATGAAAGTTATGTAAGTTGGGATGGTGATTATGTATTAAACGATAATTGTATAGTAACTGATCTTTGTTCGGGATGTGAATCTTATGCCTATGGGAAAAGTTCTCGTGGTAACTATCGAGTAACGGTAAGGATAGTGTAATCCCAAGGGAAGGAGGGAGACCTCGTCCTTCCGGGCCTCCCCCGTCCTACCACCGCCTCCCGTTCTTTTTGGCTTCTCCATGTATTGTCTTTGACCGGATATCAAAAATTCATATCTTTGGAACAAAACTACAATCATGTTTAGAGACACACTACATAAAATCAAGATCTTCTTCTGCGATGACGATATCGAGAAGATATATGTAAGGGATAGTACGGTTATCCGCAACAACGAGATACATAAGATGTATGATGAGATACTTAATGAGCTAGGTGATTTAGCCACTGTCGTATCTAGGAACTACGTGTATGGAAGGATAAAGGACAGGACGGGATTAAGCATCCGTCATATCAGTAGGATAATAAACCATACTAAAGTCGAGGAGATATGATTAAAGACGTAATGGAGAGGGATATGATAAATGAAATATCCACGTTGTTCGTAATGATATTCACGTCAGGGTTGATGTTTGTCATGCCGATATTAGATATAGGGTATAATGATATCATTATCATAATAGGATTCGGGATACTACTATCTTTTATGTTAACCATAATCCCGATCTTGCTTTCTTACGATATAAGGGATGAGATCATTGAGTTGATTGGTGATATGGATAGCCAGATCGTGGTAGATACTTCGGTATATAAAACGAACCTGCCCTAAGTAATTCCTAGGGCAGGTAATGTGCTATTTTCTTTTAACGTACTTATCTATCATATCTATTGATAGTTTAGCTCCCAGCTCCTCCTCCAATAGGTTAAGGTAGTTCCGATGCAGGCATCCGCCCCGCTCCACCTCCCTAAAGCCGGCCCCGTCCCTGATCCTGACCAGCCCTTTCTTTGGATCCATGTCGATCAGATCTCGAAGCTCGTTCATGTTCTTAAGCCTGTCTTCTATCACCTTAAATACATCGATCTTAGGTTTCTTATCCTTATTCTTAGGCTTTATCTTAATTCTCCCGCTCATATCGATTTACATATAATACGATTAACGTTATTATTTTTTCCGCAATAAACGCACATAGATGTAAAAGTTGAATACACCCTCCCGCATACAGGGCATCTCCATCCATACATAACAGGATTTGTTTGTTTGTCAATTTCTTTCAAGCCTTCATTAGTAGTGGATGATGTATTTTTATTTCCCATATCATTCGTTATTTATCTTATCTGTACTACCAAATCCATTATCCCCTCTATCAGACTTTCCAAGATCTTCTAATGACTCCACTTCTTCCCATACGATACGTTCCCTTCTACGAATAAGAAGTTGAGCTACCTTACCACCGACATTACAATAATAAGGACTATGCCTATCCATTTTTCTGTGAACTATCATAATCTCACCACTATATCCTTCATCAATAGTAGCAGGGGCGTTTTGCATAATTAGCTCGCTATTAGTAAAACCACTACGTGGACGGATTTCCATCTCATAATCCTTCGGCAATGCTACATGTACACCGGTATGATATATAATCCTACCACCGTCAAGTTCTATATCCTTAACAAATAAATCCATGCAAGCATCCTCTTTATGAGCATATTCAGGCAGCTTAGCCCCTTCTTCCAGCCATATCTTGACCTTACACGTATCTATACCATCAAGTAACTCAATTACCTCTTTGTAGCTCATAGGTTGCTCTGATGCCAATGAAATGGCTCTTGCCAATAAATCTTTAATCTTACTCATTTTATCTTGTTTTTAAACTCTTTCCCCTTCGGGCATTGTAATTTACATTCCTCACCACAAGCGGAACATTTGGGTCTCATTCCGGGCACCCCTCTTCCCCCGTACGGCCAGTAGGCGTAATCGCAGACGTTCCTGAACGCCTCCATCGCCTTTATCTTGGCATCGACGGTTATCTTCTCCCTCACCTTTTTCATGCTTTTCCTGAACTCGTCTTTCATATCCTTCCCTTCTATCTGTCTGGCCTTACGTCTCTCGTTCCACCAATTGTAGTAGAACTTATCGGCCATCTTATACGCCTCAGGTTCGAATCTATCCTTATGCAGGATAGGGGCGTCCTTGACCTTTCTCAAATTCCTGCCACAAACATAAACCAGCCCGGCGTAAGGAGGTACGTCCTTAGGATCCACCAGCCCATCCGGCACGCAGTAGTAGAAGTAGTTGGGCCGGCCGTACCTGACCCAGTCCCCGGTCTCGTATAGGGCTTGCCTTCGAGCCTCGAACCAGCCTTGCATTACTTGGTGCTTACCCTCCTTCTCGAAATCCTTGTTATAGTCGGCTAATGATATCTTAACCTCAACCTCATAAGCGTACATGGATCTGGTTATAGCCAGATAATCGGACTCCCAGTTATAGACATATAAGTTGTTTATAATCCATCTAGGAGATACCAAGAACTGTCTGTTAAGGATATCCAATATCCCTCTTTCAGTGTATTCAGTACCTTTATTTGATTGTCGTGTTCCCATCTCCTGTCAGAGGATTATTCCTTAACCCAACCGCCATTATAGCGTTCGATACCAATCTCCGTAATCCGCTTATATCCTTATCATGGAATGAGAAAGTGGTTAAGTTATGCGATTCAGTAATCTTATCATAAGACTTTATCATCAACACAGCCACATACTCACCCATCATCTTTTCATTCATGATATCAAGATCGATTATGCCGTGATCTATTAGATCAACCACATCCCATCCTGCTGGTAGATACGTTTTTATCTGATTAATGTCCATAGCAAATAGTATTTATAAAAAGGAGGGTCGTGCTACCCTCCTATAGATTACACACGAAAAATAGAACTGAAAGCGATCTTAAGCACGTAAGATTTTATTAATTCCCGTAGGCTGTCTACCGGTTATCGTTAATTACCGACCTACGGGAATATGTTTAAGAAAACACCATGTGGGGAGTGGGGGAATCGAACCCTTATCCACGCTACGATTAGGAATCGTAAATTCTATCCGTTAAATTAACTCCCCTTTAAGCGTCCTGATCCTCCCGGACAAGGACACTACATAAATCTAAACTCTAAACCTAATGACAAATTCTATTAATCCAACTGTGGACCCGGCCGGACTTGAACCGACAACCTACTGGTTATTAGCCAATTGCTCTTACCGATTGAGCTACGGGTCCTAAATATACCACATCGTCTTTCACAAGATGATGTGGGACGGAATTTCTCGAAGTTTATATAGTAAAGTTATGAAACTATTGTCCAACATTCTAGCATATAGCACCAATCATCGAACGGGAACGTCTCTACACCAGACCTACCCCATCCCGTCCCCCAACTGTTCTGTAGGACGAAGCCGGCCTTGTCCCAGCCGGTGAGGATAACGGCATGGCCTCCCAAGTTCTGTCCTTGGCCTTGCCAGAATCGATTACCATAATTATAGCAATACAGACCTATAACCAGAGGCCCATTCAGCATCAACGCAACCTTAGCTGATACCGGATCTATGATCCTAGCGTAACTGTTTATTTTCTCCCCATCTACGCCTACGTTCTTGATAGACTTGATAGCGTCACGAAGAACCATCCCGTCCTGGTCCTTATCCTCTCTCAGATCATATATATCGTAAGGAGATATTTTAGCTGGTCTTTTGATATCCTTTATAGCTTTTCTCCAGTTAAGGATCTCAGCCAGGCTTACGGCTGCGCAAATAGGGGAAGAACCTTGATCTACCACGCTATCGACATTATTGATCTTATACTCATCAGGAACAGCCTCGTGCTGCATGTTCATGATAGCGTCCCTATCATCCGCTGGTGATGGTATGTAACCTAGTCCGTAACTCATTTTTTATCTTTTTTATGATAGTCTATTATCTTGATATTAAACGTATCGGATCTTTGCCTAACCTGTATTGACCCTCTAGCTTTTCCCTTGGCGTCGTACAGGGCGGTGAAACCAAAGTTATCGACCCGGCCGTCGTCCAGCGTAAACCGCCACTCCTTCCATTGGCCCATCACGGTCCCGGAAGACACTATGGAATCCACTACATAAGATATATCAGTAGTATCGTACTCCGTATAATAGGTTCTAGATGTACTACATCCGACAGCCGCTAAGGTAAATAACGTTAACAAGAAAAACAAGACCTTATTCATTTTTCTTAGTCTTTTTACGTTTCTTAGATTTCTTCTTCTCCTCAGTTTTATTCTCGACATTTACGTCATTGCCGGCATCGGTACCAGTAACCTCAGAGATATTATTTTCAGGTATATCGATATGACCTGAATTAGGGTCCATCTTATCCTCCTCAACAATAACCTCATCAGAAACATCATTATCTAAAGCCTCAGGATCAATATGATTTTCCAGATACTGGATACGATCTGACATAGCCTTATTTTGCTCCTCTATTTCCTTGTACCTTCTTCTAGCCTCATCGAGTAATTTAGATGATAGTTTATGTTTCTTCTCTATATCCATATAAGCCCTTTTAAGAGCCTCTTTCTCTTTTACCGACTCATTATATAGATCTCTTGATTTACTAAGCTCATTCCCCATCTTAACGATATGAGAATCCTTTGATTCTATATCCATATCAAGAGAATCCACAAGCGTATTAAGATATCTTTCTTTTTCCTCCAATTCCGTTATCTTACTACGAGCATCCTCATAATTTCTTTTTAATCTACTTGAATAGCTAATAGCTTCATCAAGATCCTGTTTTAGAGTATTTATATAACTACTCTTTACTATCTTCAATCCGAACATATTCATATCTTCATTTAAATTAATCAATTCATTTCTTTTTGTATCATAAAACGTTTACCTATTGATAATTTCAACTTTTTGTACGTTACATTCCGCTGATTACCGCCGTTGATATCACGAATATTGAAACTACCCGATTTACGTCTTCCAAATATGAAGTAATAATTGCCTTCAAACATAACCCTGTCAAACAAACGAAAACCAAAAACTTCAAAAGGAGATTGATTCGGCTTTTTAGCCCCTCCTTTTAAAACCTTTTGTTTATGGATTTGACGGTTATGCCTTCTAACCAACCTTACTTTGTAATGATATTCCAACCTTAAAGCGTTGAAATTCTTAGAAATGACAAAGGCGTCAGAAATATGATATTTTTCAATTCCATATTTAATCCGATTGTATTTCGTAATGTAACCGAACGTCATCGAAACGTTGTCGTATCTGGATTTCAACTCCTCGTACAACTTCCATTTCATGATTCCCATTACGGCTGCGTCGCGAAGCGACTTGCCTCGTTTTACCTTCAAATCGATTTTACCTTTATGATACTCCTTATGACAAGTTTCACACAAGGTAATGAGATTGGATGGTGAATCACCTCCTGTTTTTCGAGATTCGATGTGATGAACATTCAGGATCGGGTCTTTCGACTTTCCTTTACAATGTTGACATTTATGCCCATCCCTTGCCAAGACATATTCCCTGACATTCCAAAAACCAAGTTGATCTCCTTCCTGATATTCGTTACCGGAGATGTCAGGATTCTTGATCTTTTGTGTGTCAAATTGGGCAATCTCGACGATGATACGGGATATCGGAAGGGTAGAACAGATGTTGTCGATAACACGGATATGAGCATCAATCCTATGTCTCACCGAAGGTGCTACCCATCCTGTACGTTTGCTTTTTATCCTGTTGTTAAAACGAGGCTTCCTGTATCTCAACCTATTTCGTCTCGTTCTTCTTAACTCTCTTCTTGTAGACAAAAGTTCTACAATATCACTTCTAAGAATAACTTCACTGCTGTAAAGCTCCTTGCTTTTCGTCGTTGCTGATAGACCAACATGTTTTGTGCCTGCGTCAACGCCTAACACAATTTCTTGTTTGTAACCTGAAGTAGCGTACGTAAGACGAATAGTAAACGGACAAAGATTCACTACGGTTGCTTTATTTGCTTTAAGCAACCTCCTAACCTTCCCATGCCTTGTCGTAGGCATCATCGGTTTACCATCTATGTCTTGTACACACACCATTTTACAAACTAATTCAATGTTTATTCAACATAAGTCAGGATTTCTCCTGTAAGTACCCATCGCCAATGTTATTTTGAGGTTTTATATAGGCAACACTGGAACCCAAATACGATCCCTGTTTAATCACCTACCTTAGAGCAAGGAACTTGGGTAAACATTCCTTGGTAACTATATATTCTCAAATAACGTAGCCTCTGTCTCAAGGCTTAGGCTAATAATCGGAATAGCTTTTAGCTATTATACATAATGCGATGCAAATGTTTTATGGTTTGCATGAATTATGTATTATTTGCGAGAATCCTCAACACTTTTATAAGTTCTACGAATATCGGCCTTTATCTTGCCGACTATAATTAACTCAGCTATATGCTTATCTTTCTCGACTATAGCTATATCCTTACGGACATTAGAGACTCTGATCGTAATATTCTCGTTATTAGAGAAAACGAACGGTGATCCTACCAAAGTGAGGCCTGTATCGTTGGTGAACGATGGGAGCATCATAACCATCCCGACAGTATCATCCGGGAATGAGGCCGATATGCCTGTGTCTATATCAAGAACATCACCTTGACCCAACGGGAAGGTATTACCTTGCTTGATAGGAATATCCTTCCCCAATGAGTTCCATGCCTTAGAGAATTTTAAAGAGTTGAGAAAAATTTTACCATCTTTCTCAACTATCCCTACCATTGGATCGCAATTCATGTGAACCTCATCAAGCTTATCATCCGGTTTTTCCTCAAATTCTTCAAGATCTCTGGCTGATGTAAATGACTTACTCTCCAGAAGTTTTTTGATATCTTCAATCGTAGCCATACTATAATTTTATTATTAAATAAACGATCTTCAATCCTAACTTCAAATCAGATGTCTTTTCGAACATCTCCCTAAGAGGTAAGATAGTAGCGTCAAGATCTGACGCTACCCATTCTCCATCCTTATAATACATATTCTTTTCCTCGGAATACGCTACACAAGGTCGATGCCCTAAGTTCTTCATAACCGTATCTACCTTATTTTGGGTAGGCATCGAGACACGGTTCACTTTAGTAGATATATTAAAATTACTTTCCATTAAATTATTCATTTTCAATTAGTTAATCAAAAAGGTAGGTCACTATCGTCTCCAAAAGGAGGATATTGAGGAGGTTGTTGCTGACCTCCAAAAGAAGGAGCTTGGGCTGTCTGAGGCGGAGCCTGCTGGTATGATGGAGGAGGCGTCTGCGGCTGGGCTTGCGGCTGATATGACGGTGGGGGCGTTTGCGTTGTAGCCTCACCAACGTTGTTTTGGCTTGCCGACTGAGCGGGTTTCACCCCATCTGTCTTAATGCTTTGAATGTATTTATTAAGTACCTGATAGGCGAAAGCATCTTGGGCAGTATAATCAAACTTCTTATTCCCCATTATATCAGTACTCTCAACTCTGTCAGGCCATCCATTCTGACCATTCTTATAATATTGCTGTATAAGCTCATCCCTTCCATCAGGAGTTTCCCTAGCATATGAGATAAAAAAATTACCTGGGGCATATTGATATCCTTTTCTAGCGTGAGCTGGATTTATTACCACCTTACGCTTTAGATCAATATTAGGCAAGTACCTTACCAGTGACTTCACGTAATTATTAATACCTCCTTTTTGAGTCATTAAAGGAACGTTTATGAAGTAATTTCCATCCTCATCACTTATCTTTATGGATACGTATTTGGCTTTTACCCCATTGAACTCTACTTCTCTCACGCTGACATCAGACAAATAACCTTCTATACCGTTCCAAAATACCCTCCAATAAGAAACGCCCCCGGTCTTATCGTTTATATGCTCCTCGAAACCTTCCTTTGGCTCTCTTGATGACTGATATAACAATCCGCTACCACTTACTTTAAAGTAATGGTTATTACCACCTGATGAATTTTCTCTAACTCCCATATTAAAAATCCTGTTAAATATATTAAAAACTATTTATTCATTTTAATACATCCCCTCGGAGACCTTTAAGCCTCCTTGGAAGATGTAAATCCCAGGTTAGAGGGATAAGTCAGGAATTGCTTCCTGTAAGTACCAATCGCCAATGTTGGAAAAGGTTTTTATAGACAGCACTGTTTTGTCAAATACGCTACTCCTTTTAACCATCTACCTTAGAGCAGAGGACTTGGGTAAACATCCTCTGGTAACTATATCATTCTCAACCAACGTAGCCTCTATTTCAAGGCTTAGGCTAATAACCCGACCTCTTTCGAGATATATTAAATCTTTATAATACAACTATATCGGTTTAATACTATTTGGGGTTATATTATATATATTTAAAAATTAAACAATAATTGATGATGACAAGAAATACTCGTTCTTATTATCCTCCCCATAAATCTTGTTGAAATGAGATTTATGGTCATGCTCGATAACGATCCTATTCCATGGTATGCTTTTAACTATACCAAGATACCTACCACATAGCACATCGCATATAATATCATTACCGTTATGCGATAAAGCCGTAAGCCTTTCCTTACAAGATCTTCCAGACATAGGGTTATCTGACATAATACCGCATCCTTTTTCAGTGAATATCAACTTACAATGATCAAACTCATTTACCTTAATATTATTTTGGAGGGCCTGGACGAGTAGATCCTTATCAAAGACATAGGTACTTGTTTTGACAAAATGCTCGTCCACGAACCTCCAATTTGGATAATTACCCTCAAAATTGGTCTCATACATATCCATATCAGGCGTAGAGAAATAAGTCTTAGTATCATCCACTTTTATAGACAACATATCCGATGACTTATTGATATGCTTATCAAGCAATATCGCGGATTCGTTCGATACCGGGATAAACATCTTCTCTACCTTATCCTGATTAGGGACAAAATACCTGTAAATAGTATTTCTATCCGTACTTACTATATTAATATTAATATCATCAATATCAATAACCACATTCTCGATACATGGATAAAAGTCATCTACCTCCGTATAATCGCTGGCTTTGTTAAGAACCGAAACATAATCGCTCATCTTAACCTTAATTCCTCCATCAAGTATCTTATGTACCTGCGGGAATGTATTGATATCAAAAGCCGGACAACTATACTCACCAGAAGCATAGCGGATCGTTATCTGATCTTTTTTATCCGAAAGCAGTATCGTAATCTCGCAATTCTTCTGTTTTTTCATGAACTTAATAAAAGAGCTTGCCTCTACCAAGAAAGAGAAGTTAGAGTCAGCCTCGACCTCCAATCGCTCTATAACACATACCTTGGCGTTTACGGAAGTGATATAAGCCAGATTATTGACAATATCTATCTTAATATTCTTATAAAGTGAATTAGATCCTACATTTTTAACAACCAGATCCAATTTACTCAACTTCTCATTTAATGATTTCGACAAGCATCTTATAAGCATAACGAACAACTTTTTATTACATCGCAAATATAATCATAATTATATTAATACAAATACAATAAATACTTAATAGTATTAAAATAGCTTAAACTTACGTCTAATATATTCGGCTATAAGCGTAGCGTCACACATCCCATCTTGTATCTTGGTAGGTTGAACTCCTTTACCTGACCATGGTTTTACGAAAGACACCAAAGGGAAAAGGCGTATGGCGCATCGGATAGAGGTAGCTTTCGTATCCAGCTTAGCCGCCGAATACACCCGATCGGCGGTAGTGTGAAGCTCCTTCTGCCAGGTCTTTGGCTGGACCTCCTCGAACATGAACCTGACGTCCGGATGCGAGTGGTATCGTTCCATCATCTCCACCATCATAGCGAAGAGCGCGTTTGGTTCCCGACGCCGTCCGCCGAAGGTGAAGTTGCTGGCGGCCGAGCTGTTGTGGATACTGTGGACGTCCTCGACGGCGATCGCCAGCGTCCCCCCACCTCCTTCTTGGATTTTATCCGCGGCGTCAAGAAAGAAACTTGATATGGCCCTAAGGTCTATATCTCCTTTAGCTGATATCCTTGGTGTCATGATTACCTTAATCTCTCCGTTCTCCGGGATCATGGCTAATCCTCCGGTATCTATACCCGGATCTATCCCTATCGCTACATTCATATTTTTAAGGTATATAATGAGTGAAAATCCTCCGGTCTAAACACCTGTATTGAGTTATCCGGATACATACCTATATAATAACCGTAAAAAGCCCGTAGAATGCCATTTTCTAGCCTTATATCTAAAGCCTTTACCTTATTACCGTCAACCATAACATCAACCTCATCAGTCTTGTTAGATATCTTATCGAACCATTCAGGTACAGGATCAATACCGTACCTGAATGCGTTTACAGTTGACTTTATCGATATATATGTCCCCATGATCAGATAAGATTACAATCGTCACGTTTAACAACCTTAAAATCACCATTTCGAAGTAATATCGCCACATCAGATCTCGTATACGTAAGAGGTGTATACGATACCAAATGATAAGAAGCCTGTCCTGTCGCTGGTCGAACCGGTCTTAATACGGCTATGGCTATATCACCCCCAAGCTCCACCCCTCCGGTAACACCCTGTAGGCACATGTATATGAATCCCTCATACTCATATCTCTTTCCAATAAACTCGCTCATAGGAATACCTACGAATAGATAGGTCTTTACATCCTCTTTTTTTACCTCTATAGCGTTCTCAACACTAGAAGGTATTACGTCTACAAATTTTGCTCCGATAGCCATAATCTCAAATATTTAGTTTAGTTCTTAATTCTTGACATAACTCACAATTATCTCTCATGATACTTAACGTATTATCGACTCCGTTCCCTACACGAACATCCCCGTACCAGTACCATGATCCTTTACGGGTAAAGATACCGGTTTCCTCGCATAACTTCAAAAGCTCAAGCTCCTTATCAAACCCCACGCCATAATACAAGGCTGTCTCTGCTATTTGGAACGGAACGGCTGTCTTGTTCTTCAGAACCTTTATCCTAACCTCATGACCTACTGAAGATCCGTCCTCTCCTAATATAACCTTCTTTCTCGCCATCTCCATACGGATAGAGGCATAGAACTTAAGGGCGTTACCTCCGGTCGTTACCTTAGGATCGCCGTATATAACACCGATCTTCTCACGATACTGGTTGATGAATACCAGAACGCAATCGCTTTTGTTAACGATACCGGTAAGGACTCTCATGGCCTTTGACATCAACCTAGCTTGTAGTCCCATGTTGCTGTCTTCCATATCGCCCTCTATCTCCTTCTTCGGTACCAGATTGGCTACAGAATCTACGACAATAAATCCGACCTTCCCGGACTCGACTAACTTAGCCGTGATGTCAATAGCCAGCTCCCCGTAGCTTGGTTGGGAGATCAAAAACCGGTTTATATCCAACCCCATTTTCCTAGCGTACTCAATATCGAAAGCGTTCTCCACGTCTATTATAGCTACCAGCTTATCTGGATGTTTTTTCTGGAACTCGATCATACTTAACGTACACATCATAGTCTTGCCACAAGATTCCATCCCGACCAGCTCATGGATGCGGCCTACCGCCCATCCGCCGCCGAGAGCCTTATCCACCACCAGCGATCCGGTGCTTTCCCTTGGTATGGATATTATAGGCTTATCATCACCGAAGTTCATTATCGAGCCTTCTCCAAGCTCTTTATTTAAAGATGATACTAATTCATCTACGTCTGAAAAAAGTTCTTTCTTAGCCATTATAATCCGTATTGTTCGAAGTCAAATAAATCTTGTTGTTTCTTTATCATATCCTTCCCGATATCAGATATCTTTTCCGGATTCAAAACACCCTCATTCTCATCTACCTTCTCCATAAAGTCAGATATCTTATCGCTTAGCAGTACCATATCTTCTTTAGGCACTGATTTTAGATAAAGCCCGTCTATAGACCTACATCTTGAAAGAGCGGTATATATCTGCCCTATCTCGAAGGCTCTGCTGATATCTACAAATATATTATCTAAAGTCATTCCCTGGGACTTATGGACAGTTATGGCGTATCCTAACCTCAATGGATATTGTATTATATAGCCGCAAGAAATGCCTTCAAGGGAATCATCTACCTGTTTGTACTTCATCTTCTCCCACTTCTCTTTGGTTATCTCCACCTCAGTATCGTTATCTAGATGAACATATATCGTCTCATCAACAGTATCTATGCTGGTTATGATACCCATCGATCCATTGACATATCCATTGCCGTTTCTGGTTATTATGACCTTAGCTCCTACCTTTACTATAAGCTCATCCTCACAGGGAGCTACAGGCTTCTCCCCGAATACAGTGGCATCGAACTTAAATACCTTATTATTGATCTTATCAAGATTAGTCTTATTTATCTCATAAGCTTCTTTGTTAGTTGAGCATATAATTATAGTATTATCCATATTGTCCGGATACTTGACCCTACTATCCAATATCTGTCTTGACTCATCGGTAATAACCCCACATCTTATATCCTCAAGCACGGAAAGAAGCTGAGGATCTTTTTGACGGAATACGTTCTCGAAGGTAATGACCGAGAATCCTGAGGCTCTTAATGCCTTTGATGAGAAAAAGAACCGGCTCTCATAATATCTGTCGATAAAATCATCTGCTGTCACCACAGGCGGTAGTTGTGATAGATCTCCAAACATAATCAACCTAACTCCACCGAGAGGTTCCTTGCTACGCCTGCATTGTCTAAGTACGTCAGCTACCTCATCAAGTAAATCAGGTCTTACCATACTGATCTCGTCGATAACTATAGTATCAAGATTCTTGATCTTCTTCTTCATAAACGGACTTACATCCACCTTATTAGACAACATACCTCTCTCGATAGAAGGGATATAAGGATCGTTCTTTATAGAGAAAAACGAATGGATGGTCTGCCCTCCTGCGTTCAATGCAGCCACGCCAGTAGGAGCTACAATAACACATTTACCCAAGAACTTTACGATACGTCTCATGAACGTACTTTTACCACTACCGGCTCTACCGGTAATAAACAGATTCTCCCTAGTGGTGAAAATCTTTTTCAAGGCACGACCCTGCTCTACGTTTTTATCCACCGTCATAATATGACGAAGGAGGTCGTTTTCATTTCTAAAATCCTCTTTTACCATATCTTTTTAAGTTTATGGTACAAAGATACGAATAGTTATAATTAACTAATAAAAATAAATGTGAATAATATGTAAATATTAAATTTTATATCTGATACTCAAATCATCCAGCTTTACTCATCTCGGAATATTTTTCTCCTAAAAATACATCTCTTATGTATTCTGTCGATATAAGGATATGCATATATTTCCCCTTGTATGATAGTCTTAGGTGTCCGATAGTTACGTTCTTCCTGTCTTTGGTATTCGCCACTCCATTGTTCTTCACCACCTCTTCATACAAATCGGATATACTCTTCTTACACATGTCTAAGAACATGCTTATGTATCTGTATATAGTGGATTGAGATATTTCACGCATACCTATGCCTATGAGCTTCTTATTCAACTCATTAAGAAGATATGATACATTGAACTTAACTGTCTTTCTTTTAGTTACCTTATATATGTGATGTACGTTTCTGGTTCTGGCTCTGAATATTATTTTGGAAAGGATTCTTACCCGATCAAGTTTCCGGCTTTTGTTAGCCATATTCCGTCTTTCGTCTGAGCTTAAATTCTTATCCAGACATTTGTATACGGATGTTTTCTTGCCTACGAATATGTCTTTCGTATCCTCATTCTTCTTAGCCTTATACGAGTAGATCATGATATCAGGTAAAGCTATTCTTATCTCGCCCTCGGCGTAAGCCTTAAGCGTCTTTAGCTGATATTCTATATCCTCATGGCAATCCTCTAAAACATGTCTGTAGCAGAAATAAGCTATGCCATCGGATAGGATATCTATAAAATCATCGGTATTGATCTCGATACGGTCACGGTAACCATCTCTCATCCTATTTCTTAAAAATACATGCTTCTGTACATTTATGATAGAAAGATAAGCCGTTACCTGCTTACACTTCTTTTCTATAACCATACCGGAACCTCTTATATTATCTTTCTTGTTCGAGTATTTTACAGCCGTAACCTTCTTCCCGTCCTTATTAGTTACAGGTTTGTAATCTACTGGGCAGACAAGTGATCCTGCCGGAAGCCTTAGGCATCCAAGCTCATCTTTTTTTGCTTGTATATCTTTTGGGATATATGCTTCGGTAAGAATCTTATCGAAATTTGATTTCATTTTCTGTAAAAGTGATATCTTTGTCTCCATGATATTTTTTTTATTTTCTGCGAATATACAAGTTTCATCAATACGAAACAAGTTATTCGGATGGATGGGTAGCCTGTGAAGGTCGCCCATTTGTTGTTTAAGGAGGGTAGGTGATGTCCGTAAAGCACTGTGCGCGTGAACGATGGTTTTTCTCAACCTACTTGTTACGCGCGCGTTAATAGGTATATTTATTAAATATAATTAACTCTATAAACATATACTACTTTCTAATATCTCTATCCGTACACAGAACCTCTCCTGACGTCGAGTTCCTGTGTACTCCACTTAAAGTCTCTATTTAATAAAACATTGCTTTTTACCGCCAAGGTATGGTGCCGTCAGGCAGGATACCGCAGGCTAAACCTGGTAGAAGCCGTATCCTATACCGGAAGCCGGTACACCGGTAGGTGGATCGGGTGGAGCATAAGCCAAAGAAGAAAAAGCGAGGTCTTGTACGATCGCTCGCGCTCCGGCCGTCAGTATCTTCTACGGCAGGCTCCATGCCCAAGGCCTCCCATTTCCCCTTGGCTTTATATCCCATAGCTTGGGAGGAAGGAATCCAAAGGGAAAAAGGTAAGGTCGTATGCGTTCGCTCACGCTCCGGCAGGCGAACATAGCTCTACCGCCGTCCATGTCGCGAGAGCCGGCCATTCTTTATTTGGATACCTGGAGCCATATCCTGTAAGGTAAGCAGGGAGAAGGTTAAAACGCCAAAGGGAAAAAGGTTGGGCTACATGCCTCAAGGTACGGGTCGTATCGTCTCACGCCGTCCATGTCAATAGCGAACCTCTGGCGGCATTGTCCGGTATGACGGCGGTAGCCTTACCTTGGGTGTCCCAGCGTGTCCCCCACCAACCTTTTCCCTTTGGATGCCTTGGGCTATGTCATGGGACGATAAGAAGCCAAAAAGAAAAAGGAGTGGTCTCATCCCGTTAGGCAGGATAAGGCTGTCCCCCTCCGTCCACGTGCGTAGCGTACGTTAACTTCACTGTCCTCGCTATTGTAGCCAGACGTAGACATGCATGGCTTCGTTCGTACTACCACACTAGCCTTTTCCCTTTGGATTCTCGTAAATACATGTTAGTCAGCATATATTATACTGATTACATCATATTTTGTTGACAATAATATTTTTTTAAAGTATTTTTGTCGAAAACTAATTTTGTATGGCCGAGCAAAGGAAAGCTTTCGTATTCGCATTACCTTATGATACTAGACTGGATATGATCCAGCAATTCTTAAGGATATACAACGGCTATCTGGATTCTAAGGGTAAGAGCTTGATTACCGAAAGGACGATAAACTTACTTTCTTTCTACATCAACTACGGATACTCGGATGATACCAGGGCTAAGTACATGGATTGTCATGGACAGAAGGAATCTTACGTCGCTGTCCTGAACAACGAGCTTAAACGTGGGGGTTTTCTGGTGGACAAGAAGAACGGGAACTTCCGTACCCGTGAGCTGTCTATTGAGATGAGAAGCTTACGTAACTATTTTATTCTTGACGGGGAGGGTGATGATACCCGTGTAATGGGGTTTGTGTTCAAGAGAAACAAATTGGATATTGATGGGTAGGAATCTTATTTCATTCGATAGGGATATCGTGGATGAGGTGGTAAGAAGATCTGATGGGAAGTTTACCAAACAACAGGTAGAGTGGTGCATGAAAGCATCCGTATCTTATATCCATCATCTCTCCAGATATACCGATAATATATCTATCAGGATCCCGTTTATCGGATACGTTATATGCAATCTTCGCGAGATGCGGGTAAGACGTGATAAGATACGTCGGATATTTGTCAAGGAAGGTAATCGTTATCCGGATGAAAGGATGCCTATTGAGCTTGATTGTCTGGATAAGAAGATTAAGGCGATAGAGGATATGGAGGGGTTGAAGAACGGAGATCCTCTTATACGTGATAACCATGAGGCCATGTATCAATGTCGGTATGGAATGACATGGGAACAATTACAGGATTTTCAACAAAAACAATTTAAGAAATAATATGCAAACAATCGGTAAAGCCCAAGTGATAGCCCAAGCTTGGGAAGACAGTTTATTGGGTAGGATTCCTAAGGATGAGAAGGATTATCCGGAGTGGTACAAGAATCGTCTTGATTTATGCAAGAAATGTCCTAAGAACTCTTCTAATATAGCTTTCTTTAAGTTACCGGTTAAGGTAATATTGCAAAGATTGATGGGTAGGCAGGCTTGCTCGTTGTGTGGTTGTTTTATCAAGGAGAAGGCTTGGATGAAGACCGAGGTATGCCCGTTGAAGTTCGTGGAAGGAGAGAAAGCTAAATGGAATGCTATGGAGGTGATAACAGCCGATCATAACGATTTTAACATCGAGTGCCCTAACGATTCCTTTGATATAGGACTGACGGATGATGAGAGCGAGTTTTATCTAAATATTTTTGATCAGAAAATAGGTGATAAGATAGAAATCGTGTTATTTATCACTCATAAAGATGGTTTCCATGTCAAGGAGCATCATCTTGGATGTGGATGCATGGGAGACGTGTCATATAACAAACATCCTGACAATGAGAATAGAACTATATTTAGGATGACGTTAGATACCTCAAAATACACGGAAGGTCATTTTGAGAAACATCTATCTCTTATGGGTTATACTAAGGATGATCCTGAACGTAATTTCAAACATTTCCCGCTACGTATTATAGGGGAAGCTTATAAGTAAATACTATGCGAAGTCCCGTAAGAAGTAAGATAGATGATCGTATCCATGCTCTTATTGTTATGGAAGTCGGTTGCCGTGAGTTGCCCGAATATTCGCTGGGTGATATACTTTACTCCGCTTTAAGGAGAGTTGCTAGGGCTAATGGTGGTAATGTACGCTTCTTGCGGGATATTAGTACCAGAGATCTATTGAGGTCTATAGACCAAAGTATTAGTGATGAGATTGAGTTAAACAGTAACGATTACAACGCGTAATGGAAGAAGATAAGGATATTAAGAAAGAGATCAGGGATTATCTTAAAGAAGAAGCAGATACTCATATAAGACATTGGATGGCTATAAAACGTGAGAGCAAGCGTCTTTATAGTGAGATTGAGGATAGAACCAAGAAGATAGCCCTTAAATCATCATCGTTGATAAAGGAGGAGGATTTCGTCTCTCTTCATGAGATGACTCATAAGATACAGATGTTGAATATAGAGGCTGTGAAAGTTAATTCTAGGTTGATGTTTATAATCCAGTTGGCTACCAGCTTCGGTATGGATCTGGATTTCGATACGACATATGCGTCTACCGCAAAGAGCATTATGAAAGACAGAACGTCTGGATTTGTGTTTTATGATGACAAGGAACGTCTGAGATATGCTGACAAGGAGCTTGAGGATATGTTCCATGACATGAGCGTGAAGGAAGTAAGTAAGATCGGAGTTGTTCAATCTTATGAGCTTCTTATGAAACAGTATAGCGAGTTTAAGGATATGAAAGCCAATGCCACAGGGAAGACGAAAGCCGACGAGTAAGGATGTTGATCGGGTTAATGACAATCTTGAGGTCATATCCAAGGCCGTGGATGATGCCAAGGCTTATATTGATAAGCATCCTTGGGACAAGGAGAAGCCGGAGGATATGGCAAGGGCATTTGACTTCATATCAAAATTAATCGATAAGATAAATACATGGAATGATTCTTATATGGAGAAAAGTGGGATCATGGATGTATATAGGTCTGTAAGCAATGTCCAGAAAAAGGAACGTAAGGGTCAGGTTTCTGGTGGAATCGAGTCTGTTTTAAAGGATATTATGAAATGAGTCTAAGTACGAGTCCAGAATTTTATGTAAACATGAAAAATCCTCCTGTATGGAACGATCTGTTCGGTTGGGAGGATCAGGATGACGATGTTAAGCAGTTCTTTAAGGAAGAGGCTTATAAGGTCAAGTACGGGGTGACTATCAATGGTACGTTCATCCCTCCATGGCTTTATTGGCATGTTAATTTCTTTCCCGTATTCCAGGATCTTCCAAACGGGGAACGTGTGCCAGCGATCAGTCGTTTGCGTGACAACGAATGGTTTTTCGCCGAGATGTACCAACGTGCCCGTATGGAGAAGAAGGGGTTGGGGATGTTTGGTACTCGTCGTTTTGGCAAGGCTCTTCTGGACTCGGAGCTTATATACACTCCTTATGGTTCCAAGAAAATAGGATTCGCCGATATAGGAGATATCATATACGGTGATGACGGGAATCTTACTACCATAGTGGGCGTATATCCTCAGGGATTCGTTGATACGTACAAAGTGACCTTTGAGGACGGTCGCAGCGTGGTGTGTTGCGGGCAGCACCAGTGGAAAGTCAAGTATCATGGTGATTATAAGGTTATGAGCACTATTGGTATCATCCATTCTGACTTCTCCAAAATGACTATAGATATTGGGGAGGCGGTAGATTTCCCTGAGCGGCGGTGGCTGATATCGCCCCAGCTCATGGGGCCTCTGACCGCCTCATTCCTTTGTGGCGCTACCGACAGGATCTTTGAGCTAAGCAAGAAGGAGATGGATGATATTATTTATTCATCCAGAAAACAAAAAGAGTTATTTATAAGCTCGTTCATGAAGATAGCTTGCGGTATAAATACCGGTGACGATCGTTTTAAGGTCGTTTATAAAAGCGAGTATATTATATCCTTTGTAAGGAAAATATTTTGGTCTATGGGGTATTATTGTGTCATGGATGGTGACGATATGTATATATCTAAGACCCACGATAGGCTCAGGATATCTGATATAGATTATTACGGTAGATATAAGGCTACTTGTATTGAGGTCGATAATAAATCGCATCAGTTTCTTACTACCAATTTTGTCGTATCCCATAATACGACCATCATGTCATCACTTCTCCAGATGAACGCTACGATGACTATCGGTCTTAGTCATTCCGTGGTAGGATTCAGCGACAGTGATTTATCCAATATCGGCGAGTATTGTGAGTATGGTCTTGATCATGTGCATCCTTTTTTCAGGATCAACAGAACCAAGACCGACTGGAGTTCGGGCGTTACATTAGGCAAGAGGATGTCCAATGGCGTACGTGATATCCATGCCATTATCTCTATAGCCAACATCAACATGGGTAGGAAGACTTCTACGCAGAAGACGGCTGGTCTGACACCGGCTACGGCTATTTTCGACGAGGTAGGTAAAGGCCCGATAAAGAAGCCTTACACGGCTGCCATGCCATCCTACGACACGCCTTATGGCTGGCGTCTTAGTCCTATCTTGGCCGGTACCGGTGGTGAGGTGGAGTTGTCTAAGGACGCTCAAGAGATGTTCTCCGATCCCGAGACATATAACCTTCTGGTCATGGACTGGGATATTTTAAATCGTAGAGCCATGAAAGGGAAAACATGGAAAGAACGGAAATGGGCGATGTTCGTTCCCGGTCAGATGGCTAACTCCGGTGTTAAGAGAACTATAGGATTGGGCGATTATCTTGGTAAGCCTGATGACAAGAAACTTAATAAGATCAAGATCGACGCTACTGATTTCGAAGCTAGTACCAATAAACTTAATGAGGAACGGAAGAAACTATCTACAAAAGATAGGGTTGCGTACACTTCTCATACCATGTTCTACCCATTTACGATCGATGACTGTTTTTTAAGCTCTTCTCAAAATCTGTTCCCGGTTGAGTACGCTATCAAGCATAAGAACGATCTTCTTGAGTCGGGTCAATATAGTGGCATGCTGTGTGATGTTTTTCTTGAATCGGGCAATAAGCTTGGTACTACTAAATCTAATAAACAGCTAGCTGGTTTTCCGTTTAGTGGAGGTGTTATCGACGCTCCTGTCCAGATATTCGAGATGCCTCAATCTAATAGGTTTGATGATTTTATTTATGTTGCAGGCCAAGATCCCTATAAACAGACCAAGTCTGATACCCCTTCATTAGGAGCTTTTTATGTATTCAAAAGGCGTGTTGGTATTCGAGATCCTTATGCCTATAGAATAGTGGCTTCATACGTATCCCGCCCATCATCCATAGATCAGTTTTGCCGTACTTGTGAGGTGCTTCAGAAGGGATATGGTGCTATATGTCTTATGGAGAACGCTGACCAGATGTATGAGCAGTACCTTAACCGGAAGAGTGGTATGCCTGCTTCTTTTTTCTTATTCGCTGGTGAGGCAATAGCCAATAAGTATGTGAAGGCCGGCTCCCGGCAGAACAGCAAGCTGGGGCTATACCCGACCCCCGGCAACCAGAACCTGCTATTCTCGTGCGTAGTGGATTATTGCTGGCAGGATTTCGTTGTCGGTTATGATGATCAGACTGGTCTTGATATAACTGTCAAGGGTATTGAGCTGATCGATGATATAGCCCTATTGGATGAGATAATACAGTATAAGCCCGGATTGAACGTCGATAGGATAATAGCGTTCGGGCATGCGTTGGTTCTCGCCAGATATTTTGACGATAACAATTACATGCCTAAATCGAAGATCGAGGAGATGAATAATGCCCGCAAGGAAGACGCTTATAAACACCATGAGGTATATGCCTCTGCCTTTGGATCGGTATCTATAGGAGCTTTTAGGTAAATGAATGTCAATTAAACGCCTATCTTTGTTGTAAATAAAATTGAATAATCATGGAAGTATTTAATAGAGATCATTCGTTTCCAGCAAAAGGAGCGTTATTGGGATTACCTCCTCAGGCTATTTCCACGAAGAAAAAGAACAGGAAATGGAAGGAGGATTGTATGGACGCTCTTGAGACGATAGGGTTGAAACAGTATGATCGTAACCAGATGTACCGTGACTATTATCTGATGGCGGATGGTAAGTTATCTTTTATGGAGATGGCGGATGTCATCCCTCAGCTAAGGAACGTTCAGAAGCTAAGGAGTGATATAAGAATCCCTTCTTTCTTGAAGCATTATGATATCATAGGTGGTATCGTAAACGCTTTTGAGGGATGGCTGACAAACCTACAGGATAAGTATACGGTTAACGAGGTAGGGGATATGGCTATAAGTGAGTATGAGGATACGATGTCAAACTTACTTCATCGTCATATACAAGAACAGTGGGATATTATCGTTAATCAGCGTCTTGTAGAGGCCGGTCTTGATCCTACGTACAATGAGTTTAATTCCGAGGAGGAGCGTCAGGCTTACGTTCGGCAAATACAACAGGCCAAAGTATCTATGACCCCTGATGATATCCAGAGGTTCATGAGTACAAGATGGAAGACGCAGGCGGCGGTATGGGGGGATCATACGATCGAGGCCGACCGTAGCCGGTTTTATATGGATGAGCTTGACAGGGAGAATTTCCGGGATCGTCTTCTTAGCGGAAAGATGTTCCGGAATCATTTCGTTGGCTTCGACTACTATCGTCCGGAGGTATGGAGTCAGATGGAGGTTTTCCATCCTGATGTGAAATACCCGCAATACGGATCTTATGTGGGTCGTATTCATTATTACGAGGGTGTTGAGTTGATATCAAGATACGGCCATAAGATGACGGCTAAGGATAAGCGTCGGATTATGGGAGGTGATGATGATTATGAGGGATGGGTATCTAATGACGGTGCTAGGTATGACTGGAAGAAAAAGAAGCCGTCTATTACCGGTATGTATGAGAATGAGGTTATTCCATGGAAAGGATACCATGACTATGAGTCTATAGTTGCCGCTGAGGACTATTATGGTGTTCCGATGGGCGAGTACCACACCTTCGGGCCGGACGGGGAGGAACACACCCAGCCCCGCTTCTTGCCCCGCTTCCATCCATTTGGCTATTTTAACTCTGACATGTCCAATGGCAAGAGATATGAGATAGACTCTCGCCTTTTTAGGGTAATGGAAGGATATTGGGTATCCATGAAACCGGTATTCTTAATAACTTACATGACGGAGACCGGGATGGTGGATCAGGAGCTTGTTACCGATGAGCTTCTCCCGGAGTTCTTGGAGAAGAACGGGATAAAGAAGGTGAAGAGGGTGATGGCAGAAGCCGTTGGTGATCCTGAGGTGAACACCTACATCTTGGAGTATGTTCCTGAGGTTAGGTTTGGAGTTAAGATCACCGGAGGTAATTTAATGGATAAGCCTATATATATTGGTGGGGATCCAATACCTCATCAGATACATGGTGACAGCAGTCTGTATGATTATGTCATTCCGGTTTCTGGATTTATAGGGGCCAGTCTCGCTGATCGCATACAACCGTTCCAGATGATGTATAACCTTGCTATGAATCAGCTATACAATAACGCCGAGAAGGAGATCGGTAAGTTTTTCTTAGGTGACTTGGGATTCCTGCCTACTGAATATAAGGATATGATGGACAAGAAGGGCGCTTTGGCTACCTTCATGCAGATCGTGAAGTCCGTCTCGTTTATGGGCGTAGGTGGTAACGATACGAACAATCCTTACCAGAACCCACAGATGAGTAGCATATATAACCAGTTCGGTGTATATGATCTTACTAATACGGATCAGATAAGATCCCGTATGGAAATGGCTTCTTACGCCTATATGATGGCTTATAGGATGATAGGTATATCTGAGCAGGCTATGGGTCAGTCAACTAGATACGAGAGTTCTACGGGCGTAAAACAGGGAGTTAACGCTACTATGCTACAGACTCAGACTTACTTTAATGATTTCGATGACTTCAAGAAACGGACATTGGATATTCATCTAGCCGTGGCTCAAGTATGTCAGAAGGAAGGATACGATTGGACCGTGATGCACAGAAACAGCGATCTTTCCTTGGCTTACATCAGTCTTACGGATAATAGCTTGTCGTTACGTCATCTTAATGTTATGGCTGTCTCTAATTCCAAGAAACGTCTGGAATTGGAGAATTTGAAGCAATATATATTACAGACGAATACTTTGGGCAATGACTTGCTTGATATCACTAGAATGATGAATGCTAACTCGACGGCTGAGATGAATCAGATAGGAAGGGATGCCAGATCTTACGCAGATCGTGTAAGACAGGAGGAGTACCAGAATCAACAACGACTTGTACAGCAAAAAGCCGAGGCCGATCAACAGGCCCGTAATGACGAGCATGAGAAGGAGAAGGAGCTGGCTTATATCAAGGGCAACTTCGACTTAAGGGGTAAGAGCATAATGGCCGCCGGTCAAGCGGCTAGGACCGAGAACAACTCTGAAGGCATGGATTATGTCGAGGCTATGGCTGATAGGGCTTTAAGGGAAAGAGATCTTGATATCAAGGAAGAGGAGATGAGAACCAGACAGGCTAACGCCGAGGCTGAGCGAAGATCTCGTGAGGAGATAGAGAAAAGAAAGTTGGAATTAAAAGAAAAGGGGATAGACGCTAGAAACAAACGTTCTGATACAGATAGGTTTACGTCAATAATAAACAAGAATTGATTACAAGTTTTGTAAATATTTTTACAAAATCTGTAATCATTTTGGCGTAAAATTCTGTCATATACTATAATGGGTTTGATTTAATTGGTAATTGGATTAATAATACTTTTGTAAAAAGCAAAAAAGGAAATTGTATGAATGACATGGGTGATTTCGCTAAGGGTTTTAAGACCATGAGTGTCGAGGAACTTTTTTACCGTGGTGACGGTGATGGCGATAAGAATAATATCGAGGGTAAATATGATAAGGATGGTAATCCTATAGGTGATTCCAAGGAAGAGCCTGCCGACGGCGGAGCGGCTGACGGTGGCGGGGATAAGGGCGGCGATGCTACCAACCCAGACCCGGATTCTCTTGGCGAAGGCGGTGCTGATAATAATAACGTGGTATCAGGGTTTAACGGGAAATCTTTCTTGGAGAAGATGGCCGCCAGAGGTATCATAGACAGTATCGAGAACCTAGATATTATGGTAGATGATAAACCGGTCGATCTTTCTACTATCACTAAAGAGGATGATTTACTCGATATAGTGGAGGGATTGATCAAGGATAAGGCTGATGAGTTGTTGAAAGACAAGGTTGATACCGGGTCGATGTCTGATTTCATGAAGAAGATGATAGAGGTGGATAAGGCCGGTGGTAACGTTGGTCAACTATTAAGCCAATATCAGAGTATTCAGGCTCCGTTGGATAACCTTGATATGAGTAATAAAAATGATCAGCTTGCGGTTATCCAGCATTATTATAAGATGTTGGGTATGCCGGAAGATGAGATAAAGGATAATATGGAAATGATGATTGGTAAAGGCGATGAGTTTATTGAGTCCAAGGCCAATAAGTTCCATGATATCCTGAAAAAGGAGATGGATAACCTTATCGAGGAGGAGAAGAAAAAATCCGAGAAAAGGAAACAGGAGTTGATTGAGCAGATGAAGATCTATAAGAAAGGTCTTAAGACGTCTATAAGCTCAGGATTCCAGTTGACTGACACGATGATAGGTAAGGCTATCGATTTCGTTACCAAGCCGATAGACAATCAAGGTCATACGGCTATAGATAAAGCTTATTCGGAGGCTATCAAGAATCCGGACATGGCCGCTGATCTGGCCTTGTTCTTGATGAATAAGGACGAGTTCCTTAAACAGAAAACTAACAAGGTTAAGATGGAGGTCAATAAGAAGACCATCACTCTTCTTTCTGGCAATAAGGGAGGAAAGCAGAATAAAAATAATATCGATAATGATACTATAGAGGCTAACTTCCTTGATCTGAGTGGATCAAAGAGTGTATAACGTTTAAATATATTGAAAATGAATCCGTTTCTTACAAAAAGTTTCCCGGCTACCGTGAATGGCGATAACGTTATTGCCTTTACCGATGCCAAGAACTATAAGACTTCGCTCGTAGAGCATAACTTAGGCTCATTGGCGAGCTGGTATTATGAGGATCCTGATAAGAATCATTTGGGTCTGTTGAATCTGTTCTCTAATATCGCTAATTACCCCGTTCCGATGTATATGGGTATGATTAATAACGGCGCTACGATCTCCGTTAACGGTATTGGAGCTTCTTTCCGTTATGATTTACCTGTTACAAAGACATTCGCTGTCGTTACGGCTGAGGATACTTCAGGTCATCATCTAAAACCGGGTATTGACGGTAGTTTGTTTGATATCGTTTTGAATACCTCTGAGTTTACGGCTTATGATGTCATCACCTATGACGCCGCTAACGGCTGTAATATCCTTATCTCAGGTGAGATCCCGTCTAAGACAGAAGGTGACTTGACACGTTATTGGTGTCGTGTTATCGGTGGTAAGGCTAAATACTTCCCTAAAGAGAAATTACGTCCTGGTATCCGTTATTGGAAGATCGGTCATGCTCTTGGTGAGTACAGCACTCAGTTCTCTAAGGTATCTGGAGCTGACAAGGCCGGTTCCATGACCTGTGAGTTCCGTTTAGGAAACCACCGTGGTGTTGAAGGAGAGACAACTATGTATGCTGGTATGAAGTCCATGCAGGCCGCCCAGAACAGCACTTCAGAGTTTGTGGAGACCGCTCTTCGTCGTATGAATGCCATGAGAAGTGAGTATGAGGGTAATATTCCTGATCTGGCTATTATCGGTAAGACTGTTAATGGTAGACTTGATTTACGTACGGCTAAGGTAGCGTCCACGATGGAGGTATTCTGTATGGCTGAGTTGGTTAAGCTGGAAGCTAGACAGTTGATGTGGCAAGAAGGTGGTATTATCATGGATCAAAATGGTCCTATCCATTTGAATGAAGGTATCTATCGTCAGCTTCGCCGTGGTTACACTATCTACTATAGCCGCCCGATGGGTATTACTAAGGATACGCTTATGGCTGCCGCAGCTTATATTTTCCGTGGACGTCAGGATCTTCCTATTACGGAACGTAAGATTAAGTTCAAGGTAGGAGCTATGGCTATGATTAACTTAGAGAAGTTGATCAGGGAATCGTTCTTCACTACCTTGCAGAACTTAAGCTGGGGTATGGGAAGCGATAGGATGTTGCCTTCTAATCCTATTTCCGGTACTAACGACGCCATGATCTTAGGTCCTGTTCAGGTTAAGGGAGCTTTCATCCCGGGCATCGGTAATGTTGAGTTCGAGCATGATCCTTCTTTGGATTACGCCGACATGACAGATCGTAGCGAGTTGGTGAATGGCATGTATCCTAGATCCTCTTATTCTTGTATTATCGAGAATATCACTGACGCTGGATCGACTAACGCGTATTCCGCTATTCCTAATACGGCTAACGCTAAGTTAGGTAATATGAATAACAACGTATTCTATATCAAACCGGAAGGCGTAAGCATGTGGTGGGGTTATGAGTACGGTCGTTGGGCGCACAAAGCTAACGGTAATGAGATCGTATCATCCTTGCCGGGCATGAAAGAACAATTCTGGTGCCACTCAGCTTCAGCGGCTTGGGTTATGGATAACAGTAAGTTCTTGATTATCGAGCTTCAACCGAACTACTTCGGCTAAGTTTTTTATAAAATAGGTTCGATTCTTCCTATAAGTCTTTATCCTTATGGAGGAATTGAACCACTGTCCCTTCTTTAATCAATAATGTTTATTTCAAACATTTAATGATTCTATATTTTTAGTATATTTACTGTATGAAATTAACATTACAGATCAAATTGCTCCCAACATACGAGCAGGTCGAAATATTGAAAGATACATTTGGTGTTTTCAACGAGGCCTGCAACGTTATTTCTCAGATAGCGTGGGAACGATGTGTGTTTAAACAGTTTGATCTACATAAGGAGGTTTATTGTTTAATAAAGGAGACGTATCATTTATCTTCTCAACTTGTAGTACATGCTATCAGTAAGGTCGCAAATGCGTATAAGTCATATAGAAATAAGAAAAGATATTTTCGTAAGTTAGGATCTATCACATATGATAGGCGTGTTTTATCTTACAAAATTTCCAAATCTATATGTTCTATATCGCTTATTAAAGGACGTGAGAAAATAGCATATATATGTTATCGTCCTCATCTTATGCAATTTGCAAAAGGAGAAGCTGACTTAGTTTTTATTAGGGGTAAGTTTTATATCTATCAAACGATAGAAATACCAGATGAGAGAGAAAATGATGTAGATGATTTTATTGGTGTTGATATGGGGATTACAGATATTGTTTCTATATCTGACGGAACCAATATTTCTTCTAATGAGGTCAAGAATATACGAGACAAATATAATAAGGTGAGAGCTTCCATCCAGTCCAAAGGCACTCGCAACTGTCATAAGTTGCTGAAACGGTTGAGAGGACGTGAGGGAGGATTTGCTACCATTGTGAATCATAGTATCAGCAAATGGCTTGTTGCGAAGGCTAAGAAAGAAAATAAGGGTATCGCTATTGAGGATCTTAAGAATATTCGATTTGGTATGAACTCTAAGAAACGAAACAAAACATTCCGAAGGAGAAGTAACTCGTGGAGTTTTTATCAGCTTCGTTCCTTTCTTGAATATAAATGTAAGATGAATGGAGTTAAGATCATTGCCGTCCCTCCGGCTTATACCTCGCAAACATGCCATGAATGCAAACATATAGGTATTCGAAATGGGAAGCGATTTCACTGTAAATATTGTGGCAATATTGCGGATGCGGATATTAATGCCGCTATGAATATTGCTACATGGGGGTATGTAAACACCCATGAAAGATGGGAATTGTTATCGTGTTCTATACATGATGATGTTTCTACGTCTAAAACCCATAAATCTTTAGTTTATGGGTAGTTTACATATGTAATTTGGTTTTTATAGAAGAGAATATTCTTATTCTTTTTTTTTAGGAAAGTAACGCAAAAAAATAAGGAAATGAAAGAAATTTTAAAATCAAGGAAGGTATTGGCCGAGGTAAACGGTTTCAATATCATGTCAGATACCTTATATGAGGTTGTAGGCAAACACGATGGAAGCGCTCCTCAGGCCTTTCAAGACGCTAATATAGCTAAAGCTCCGTTCCCGGAGAACGCCACTCACGTATGTTGCCCTTGGGATGATTTCTCCAAGGCCTATAACACCGGTTTTTATCCAAGATCAAGATGCTATAATGGTCTTGACAAGAATGAGATCGATAAGCTTGTTAAGCAGAGAGTGGATAATATCATGAAGCCTTTCGAGGAAATGTCGCAGATGGATCTATCTCAAACCAATTTAGAATTTTGGGATGACGCTAAGGATAAGATCTTCATGGGTAAGGTTTATAATACGGCTAATACCGTAGATCTATTTTATTTATATCTGGCTGTATTTTCCGGCATGTTGACTCCTCAGGAAATGGATGGCGATCCTGTCTTCATGAACTCCATGTTCTGTTTCGTGGAGAAAGACAATATGAAGGATTTCGTTCAGCAGCGTGAGATCAATAAGATGAACATCAGCTATAAGTTTATCAGCGCCCTTAAGAAAGGCGGCGACGATCGTCAGGCTGTCATCGATCTTCTTCTTTACATCGGTATCGTAACTCGCCCGGATTTCACGGAGGATGAGTATTATACAGGATCTCTATCAAACTGGATGAATGAGAAGAAGACCAATGTCGATTATCTGCTTGATATCTGGGATCGGTCATTGGAAGGTGATTTCAAGGAAGTTCTTGAGTTTTACCGTATCGTAAACGTCCTTCAACGAAATGGTCGTATCAATATGACTCCATCCGGATTACAATATAATGGCCAGATCATAGGGCCTGACGTTCGGACATCCGCTGAGTTCTTGGCTACCAAGAAAGACTTTATTAACATAAAGGCTAATGTATTGGATGAGTATGAGGAGATCATATCTATGTCTAATATCGATGATAAGTCCAAGACCAAGAAGGTTAAGGATATTAAGAAGAAGGATGACGTAGAGGAAGGTGATAAGGTTAAGGAGGAATAATTATGACAATCCAAGAAGCGTATCTAAGGTCTTTGCAGAAGAACGAGCAGAATCTGGCCAATGGCGGGATTAAGCTTGATCCGGGAAGGTTCGTGCTGTTGTTCAACGAGGCCCAAGACCGGTTGGTTAAGTACTATCTAAATAGGAAGGATGACGAGACTATACGCTCCATCCAAAACCTTCTTGTTTATTGGATGTCGTTGGATAATGCGGGTAGGATAGATGACCCTGAGTCTACGTCCTTTAACTTACCTGACGACTATCTATGGTTCTCTAACATAAAAGGAGTTTTCTCATACAAAGGGTGTGAGGCCACTGATTTCGTTATGTGGGAGGCTAAGAACGAGAATATCCATGAGCTTCTTGGAGACGAGAATAACCGTCCTTCTTATGACTACCGTGAGACATTCTACTCCATAGGGAACGGGAAGGTTGTGGTCTACGAGTCAGGCTTCCGTACCGAGGAGGTTAAGATGACGTACTACCGCCGTCCTGTCAGGGTGGACCTGTCTGGGTATATCAACGCCGCCGGTATCCAATCCACGGACATCGACCCGGAGCTGCCCGATCCTTTGGTGGAGGAGATTCTGGATATGGTAGCTAAACAATTCAACCTTAATGAGAATGAATTGTATAGATATAGAATGGATAAGGATAATGTGGCTTCCTTTAAATAAACAACATTAGTTTGATAGAAAGACCTGCCTAGAAATAGGTGGGTCTTTTTTTTTATTTCATGGTATGTGTGTTTTTGTTTTTTATTTCTATATTTGCATAATATTTAATTGTGTAAAATATTATGATATGATTTCAAGTAGTAAAATTTTATTCGGTGTACCTATTAGATGTGATGAAGAAACATCATTTATGTCTTTGACTGACTTACAAGAGGCTTATTTAAGAAAGAGGATCGTAGAAGGATGGAGTGATAAGAGGATAGAGGGAATTTTATCCAATAGGAATAGTTCTGAGCGTATATATTATGTTATAAAAGACAAGTATATAAGAGGTATATCTTTATCAAGTTTTATTAACGACGTAAACAACACATCTCTTGTCAAGACATTAAAATCGCTTGGAGTATATAAATCTACTGGTAGAGGATCTAATAGGTTGGTTATGTGTACTAAAGAGATATGGATGATGGTCGCTATGGAATTACACCCATCTATATATAATGAATGCATAAAAATGTTTGGAAGCTCGGATATAAGCAATGATGCTATTATATATATAAGGGGAGGAAACGAGTATAGCGATATGTATAGGTATCTGTCTTCATTTTTTAGCTCCGATGATATTGAGAGAATAATTTTTGCTATAAATAAGACTGTTACCGGTGAATGTGACAAGTTTTTATACACCAAGCAGGAATCGGAGAGGATTGTTTGTATTCAAAAGGATATATGCAAGTTTATAAAAATGGGTATATTCGAATCTGCCGATGATATAATTGATGTATTGGTAAACGATGTAGATGATTATAATGATCGTATTATATTCACCTATTTGGCTATTGACGGTTTAAGTAAGGATATTAAAATAGGTAAGACGTTCAATGTTAAGAAGAGAGAGCGGGGGTTAAGATGTGCTAATCCAAGATTAAGTATCATAGCTTGTGTAAAAGGTGATATAGAGAAATGTTTGCATGATAAGTTTTCCGGCAAGAGGATTTCAGGAGAGTGGTTTTCATTGTCATCTAATGATGTTGATAATATTATAAATGAATATGGATTTGTTTTAATAGAGTAGCTTTACAAAAAATGTAATCCGTATTAATATTTATATACTCATGGCTGTACTTTATTGTCGTGATCGTCTTTATTATTATGTTTGCGTTAGGTAAATGATTTTTAAACTAAAATATTGATAATATGTTGCACAGACCGCAAGACCGGGTACTTTTCGTATCCCCACACGCTAAGATGGTGGATGTTGATTCCATCTTCTTGAAGGAAGGACAGATCGGTATTTATGATACTAAAGATACTTCCGAGAACGGTTGTAAGGCCGTGATTGATTTTACCGGTAAGCCTCGTAACGACAAGCGTTATGAGATCCGTATCGGTCGTAATGAACAAGCGGCTTCCCGCTCTATCTATGACAAGGATTTTTCCACGCCGTTATTCTCCTTGAACGAGATCACAGAGATCTACGCTTCTTGGCCGAAGAAAGATCATGCTTATGTCGATGATGTTATCTTAGGATACAACGGTGTGTCTGATGATACGGCATTCTCAGTTTCCAAAGGAGACCGTATCGTTATTCGCTTGGTTCTCGCTGGTCGTGCCTTCGAGCTTCTTGGCTATGAGGAGGGTCGTGTAGAGATCAATGACGCTATCTTTTTGGATGATTGTGATAATACTCCAAATCAATGCGAGGAGTGCGATCCTTGCGAGGAGGTTGATTTGTTGCCCGCCGTCCTGAAATGTATCGAGAGGATGAAGAACCAGCCTATTGCTGGTGGTGGAAAGGTATCTGATTATATCGATATTACTCCTGTTACAAGATGCACCAATGAGGCTACGGAGCCTGAGACGGAAGATGTCAACTTCTATTGTATGGAGGTATGTGATACTGGTGATGATCTGGCCTTGGCTGAGGTTCGCGCCCAATATCCGGGGTTGAAGATCGTACGAGAGACTATTGAGGGTAGCATGTCACGTTATAAGGTTATGAAGAAAGGGGCTAAACCTGCTGACTATACCCAACGTCTTATCTCTATCATGAAAGGATGTACAGATTGTCCTCCTAATTATACGGAAGTTAAGGGTGGTTATCTTTATTCTATTTCTTTGGAGGATGATGGTGTTGATATGTCTACTACGGTAGAATCTTTACCTAACGTGGTAGCTGATACGGTTAATAAGATGAGCCAGATCAAGGGATCGGGTTTGTATATCGCCGCTACTTCAAAGAAATTGACGGATGAGGAGATTTCTACTTTCGTGGAGGCCAATCCTACAGCTATCATCTACTATGTGGCTAAAACATCCGATATGTGCGAGAATCCTACGGTTCGTACCGCTTCATGGTCAGCTTGCGGATCTTGCAAGGTATCTAAGGAGAAGTATTATATCACGATCCCGGACAACGAGTGTGGTGAAAGTGCTTTGGAGGAAATTAAGCAGGCGTTCCCGGAACTGGAGATCACTGATTACGGCACTCCTGCTGCTTGCCAGCATAGCTTCCAGACAGAGGTATATACCAATATGTTGTGTGATGAGTGTGACAAGGTGTTCGAGGGATTCTTCACCAGCAAGGCTCCGGCGTCCTACCGCAACCGTAAGTGGAAGAAATTGGAGTCGGCTCAGGAACTTGGCACTAACTGCAAGTGCGGTATCCGTTTCCGTGGCAAGGAAATGTTATTATCTCCGTCAGAGTGCTTGATGGATCAAATGACATATATCGAGGATAGCGTGGAGATCGTAGGCGCTAGTGGCGGTTACCCCGATTCTTTGGATGAGGGTTCTCCTATCTGGTGGGATCAACTCCATTTCGAGAGACTGTCCAGTAAAGCCCCGCGTACTCACGTAGGCGGCAATATGATGGATGATGAGTTGAAGGGTTACGCTCATTTCAACGGCTTCCCGAAACATCAGGATTTCATGGGGCGGACGTTCATGAACGAATATAGTCGTGTAGAGCAAACGGCTCAGTACGTTGACTTCCAGATTACGCTCAATCCTCATAGATACGCTCAGGGATTCGGAAAGGTTATCGCCGATGATCCGGTTAACCTGATCTTACGTGTACGCTATGGCGCTCATGAGGGTGTTCAGGAGATGATCAATATGATCGGGGCGGCTGCTGGTCTTGGTCCGGCTATCGTAACCGAGCCGAAATAAAGAACCTTTTTTGCGTTCATATATTTCCTAAAGGGGAGAGATTCAATTCTTTCCCCTTTTTTATTAACTTTGAGGCATAAGAACTAAAATGTTATAATATGTCAGGCATTAATGAGTATCTAAAGAGACTGGCTTCCATATTTGGGAGTATGGGTTTCTCCGTTCCGCCAGATGACTTCTCAGGGGTTGTAATAGACGGAAAGACGTATCCGGTCATGATGAGAAATGACGGGTGTTACGTGTACTTCGATGATAAAGGAGTAAAGAGACTTGTAAGCGATGTCCCTAGAAAGGACTATCAGTTCATTAACATCAAGGACGCCCGTGTGTCGATCGTTAACCAATGTTATCGGACACCGGGTGGTCAGGTAGAGGCTCGTATCCATACCTATATGAATAATAAGGGAGAGATACTGGCTGAGAAGATATTTATCATCAATTCATCAGATATCGATACTCCTATCGGTACGGAATTAGATAAGGTTCCTGCCGAATGGGTGGCTATAGATTGTAGTATAGCCGAGATGACTGATCGGGAGTTGATATTCGTAAGTAAATGTTATGCCACGGAAGGAGGCAAGGTTCAGATCGAGGGTGTAGAGTCAGTTGACCCCCACCTGAACCCTGAGGTGTCCCATTATGAGGTGGTGAATACGACTGACGATAGCAATCCTATCGGTACGGAGTATGACGCTATCCCCGACACATGGAATCGTATAGTATGTGATTTCCCTGATATGACTCAAAGGGAGATAATACCGGTTCTTAAATGCTTTGATACCGGTACCGGGAGAGTACAGATAGAGGGATATAAGATATTTGATTATGAGATGGGTACCAGAAAGGAATGGTATCGCGTCAAGCAAAGTACCGATCCTGAGAACCCGGTAGGTAAGTTTATTACCAGCATAAGTGATGACTGGGTTGAGGTTGTTTGCGACTTCACGGATATGGAGGATCGGGATATTGAGGTAACTGTAGAATGTTATAAGACACCGGCCGGTAAGGTGAAGCTGGAGGTTCTCACGTCATGGGACGGGAATATAGGGGTTAGGGATAAGAGTTATAAAGTCATGGAGACTACCGATCCGTCACAGCCTGAGGGCGCCAGCTTCAGTTCCTTGCCAGATACGTGGGTAAGGGCTGTCTGTGATTTTGATGATATGGAGGAGCGTGATATCAAGTCTTATGTCGAATGTTATGACGGGGGCAATGGTAATGTCAAGCTTCGTAGACTGGTCTCTTATGACTCCAAGATAAAGGCCAGATACACCCGTTTCGAGGTCCTTGATTCGGATGACGCCAGCTTCGTCCCGGGGACCGACTTAGCTACCCTTCCAGAGAGTTTCTCTTTGGTCCCATGTGATTTCACGGATATGGAGGATAGAAACGTTCAAGTATATCGTGAGTGTTATGCTTTCAAAGGACAGCGTATTGAGGTGGATAAGGTTGTCTCTTATGACGGTGATCTAGGTGATAGGAAAGCCAAGTATATTGTACGTGAGAGCGAGGACGGCACTATCTTAATAGATCAGGAATATGATGAGATCCCTTTTGGATGGAAGAGATCTCCTTGCGAGCTTGAGAACCTTCGTGACAGGCATGTATCTTACTACGATCAGTGTTATGTCACGGAGAACGATAAACGGGTTAAGATCCATAATATAGTTATATATAACTCTTTAGGATATGAGTATTATCATTTCTACGAGGTTACGCAGTCAGAGGACGATAAATATGAGGTAGGCGATATTAACTCCTCTATGATTAATAAATGGAGTAGGGTTGAGTGTGAGATGCCTGATATGGAAAATCGGTTCTTGGATACGACAGATACCTGCTATGATACAGGGAATGGTACGGTTAAGATAAGGCGTCAGGAGTCTATTGACTATAAGCTTAATGTCCGGGAGTTTGATTATAAGATCGTGGAGTCAACCGATCCTGATCATCCCACCGATACTACCCCTACCCAAGATACGGTTAGTGGCTGGATGGTAATAAGCTGTGACCTTAATATCATGGAGGTAGATGACTGCTATGAGGTTGGTGGTCATAAAATCCATTTAAAGGGATTCAGGACGGTTAATCCGGCGTTACAGGATATTAAGTCCATATTGTATGTCGTGTATTCCGATCACCCTGATTATAGTGCTGGTGATGAGCTTAATTCTATCCCAGAGGGAGCCAAGATCACGATATGCGATTATGCGGATAAGAGCCAAAGACATATGGTCTCGGTTCGTGAATGCTATGAGGTAGATGATGGCCGGTTCTATGTGGAGGGAAGTCGGTTGGTGGATAACAATATGGTCGTTGAGCGGATGTCGGTGATGGTTCTTGAGTCATCCTCCCAGACCTACCCTGTAGGAACTACGCTGACCTCTATTCCTGATGGCGCTACTATCGTGGCTTGTTTATGTCAAACCTGTTAATCTGAATGGCTATGGTTAAAGTATGTAATGATTATTTTATGATTGATGCCTTAGCTGGAGGTCAGGTCATAAGAAAAAGGAAATATCGTCGTGAGAATACGATGATAGGATATAAATGGTATGATTATAATGGGGTCGAGGTTTCCGACCCCACAGAAATATCTCGTCTTGACGGATTGGCTACTAAGCATCAACGTGTAGATGAGGCTTATGATGACCATGCTATTTTCATGTCGTCAACCAACTACGTTAATAGCGTATCTGGCATACCTATGGACAAACATATGGTTGTGGTCGAATGGAGGCCGGAAAGCGAACAGGGGTTTGTTACGATGGCTCATGAGCAAGGTCTGGAAGGTGATAGCTATTATATCGTTGTCATCAATACAGGTGATAAGCAAGCCACGATCTATACTCCGGTAGACCCGGAGGAGCCAAAGGAAGGCGCTACCCGTGCCGAAGATGACGCCAGTGTCTCTGTTGGAGGATCATACGTATCCATATCTCCAAGGCAAGTGGAGAGAATAAGAGTCACGTTTAGGGGCGGAAAGTGGTATTATGAGCTGGTGACTAAAACATATCCTAGCAATACCGGCGGTATTAAGATCGGTGACGTGGATTTCGTTACGTTCAGATATTTGTGGGACGAAAGTTCCGGAAGGGACTTGGATACCATGACAGAGGCTCTTAACTCGAATGTTCCTACCATAGATAATTTAGGCGTAGGATTCGCTGGTCCCGGTAATAATGACGATCATGTAAGAAGCGTACTTAAATGGGGAGGAGACAATACCGGATCAGGCAAGGAATGTGTATGGATGTCGGTAAAGGATCTTCGTGCTCAATATTATGATATATTACCTGAAGAGACTCAGTTTATAGCCTACTCCACATGGTTTGGATCCAAAGGTACTGGTAAGTGTACTTTTGAGCTTGTAGGGTATAAGGGCGGTACGATGAGACAGGATGGGTATAACTTTATCAATACCGGAGGATCTGTCGTATATCAAAACACATATGATTTTATCTGCAATACTAGTAAGGGGGCGAGTACATATAAGACTTCTTATCAGAAAGTAGCCCGTATTACTTATAATAAGCTCACCAATGAGGTCTATATGTCTATAGGCGATGCTATAGATCAGGAGGATAATTATGATAAGCTGGAGCGGGAGATCAATAATATAAAGGAAAGACTTAGCGATGTCGAGAGCGAGTTGGCTGTCGTAAGACGTATAGCCGAGGGCAAGAACACGGCGTATATCTTTGATACGGTCGATGCCATGAATGAGTGGCTGGAGGTTCCGGAGAACACGGCTAAGCTCCGTGTGGGGGACAGCTTCTGGATCAGGGAGCAGGATGTGCCTGATTATTGGTGGGATGGAGCTCAGGCTTTAGAGCAGGAAGGTCCGAAGGTGGATTTGTCTCCTTATTATACGAAAGATGAGATTAATAATATTGTTAATGATATCAACCAGAAGATAGAGGATAAGAGTACGTCGATCATCTTTGATACCTATATCCAGATGAAGTCTTTTGTGGATGATCCTACCAATGCCGACAAGCTTAAGGAAGGTACCATCTTGTTGATACGAGAGAAAAACGTACCTGATTATTATTACGATGGAGCTGGGATAGTTAAGATGGAGGCTGACGTAGAACAATGTCTTTACGTTACTTTAGCCAATAAGCCTACGGAAAGCACCGTTAGTTATACCCAAGATCGGGAGGTGACTAATTTCACTCCTGGAGCTATAGCTAGATGGGTTGACGCTGACGGTAATGACGTGTTCTATAAGCTTGTGGAGGTAGTAGGAGGCAAGGCTAAGTGGATTACTCTTATCGATACTAAATACGGTAATGTGACGCTACAGAGCACTTATGACAAGAACTATGAGATCGTGAATATCGTATCTGGATCACGTTTACAAGCTATAAATAGCGATAAGGATGAGATCAAGTTCGTTAATAGCGCTACCGGTAATGTTACTGTCGTGTTTAACGCCACGGTATCAGGAGGAGCCAAGAAACTTACGAGCCTGTTGGCCGTGAACGAGGTGGTCCTTACGCCTGGGGCGGCGGCGTCCTTCACCCGTACCGGTGAGACCTTCACCCTCTCCGATCTTTTTGGTGTTACGATCTTCCCGGATCTGGCTGATTCCAACCGTGAGGGAGAATGGGTGATGAGCGTAGGCGTAACCGGAAAACCGATCCTTATGGAGGTAAAGGAGATGAGGAAGTGGGATGAGAGTATTGTCAGGGAACTTACTATTGATGAGCTTAACGAGAAGTTCCCTAACGTGGATATCGGATTTGCTGTCGTATGCAAGACCATCAACAAGGTATATGAGATGGTTAACGGCTACAAGGAATGGGTGTCTTATGATATAACCTCAATTAATTAATATTATGGCTTTTTTGGCAGGATACGACACGGTAGCGTCCTATGTCACGTTTATAGTTAATGAGGACCGATTCCCTTGTTATAATGGGAAGGATGCTGATTATGTGCCTGATCCGATAGTAGATCGTGGTGCTTTTAATCGTAATCTCAGCTTCTCGACAAACAATCCAGGATTCGTGGACGTCGATTGGGGTGACGGGACAAAGGATCAATATCCTTTAGTTAAGATATCTGATGGTAGTTATAGGATTGTATTCAGGTCTCTTGACATTGAGTATAGGAAGAATCCGGATGATACCGTATGGTGGTTTAAGAAAGAGGATGGCTCACAATACATACCGGTTCCTTCCCATAAGTATAGCGATATTAGGCGTAGGGAGATTACGATGAGGTTCTCTAACGTAATCGACGGGGAGTTCAATATGGATGGTATTGTCCTCCATGAGTTTCCTGTGGTTAATCTACCTAATATAACTTATTTGGCTATGGTCAGGTCCGTTTTAAAAAATGGAGATATCCCATATGACAGGATAGGCAAGAGCGTTAATCTTCGTAATATACAGATGGGATCTTTTGCTCATCCTGGTGTATGGAGTAATTGGCCAGAAGGTTTTTTAAACATGAAAGATCTGAGGCATTTCGGATGCAATAGCGTTTTTAACTTTGGGGATGATCCTGATTCTAATTGGAGAAGGTTCTCTGTATGGAAGAATCTTGCTGATTTTAACTTCAACTGGTGTAACATTCCTTCTTATGATCCGGCTTTTAATTCTATTCCAGCAAAAAGTATAAGCATTATAAGCGATCGGAATAATATACCTGTATTTGATGAGGTGGATAAGGTTGGAGATGATAAGACAGGCGTTACTTTTATGGCTGGCGGTAGCTCATGGAAACAAGATCTGGTAGGAGGGAAGTTAAATAAGATCCATAATACGTATTGTTCTTCAAGTGTGGTGCCGGTGGATGATCTCCCAGATTGGTTGTATGAGGTAAGGGAATTTAGGATATGGACTTTGCGTGATGAAGGTAGATTTATAAATACGCAGGAGAGGGCTGATACGTTCGTTAACACGTTTTATGATAAGATAATGTCGTGGAGTTATATAACGATGTCACAGACGGCTTCTGACGGTAACAGGAATCAGTTTTATAAACTTACCTTAGATTTATATACTGCCGCAGCTCCTACCAGCAAGAGACCGTCTGGCGTTTATCAAGCCCCTGAGGGGTTTGTCAAGGGTGTTAGCAACGGTAATCCTACGACGCCTATGGAGAAGGTGTATGTGCTTACCAATAACTACGGGCAGACATGGGTCTTGGCCCCTGCCCCGGCTTCTAAGGTCGCCCTTACGAGGGCAAGGCGGGCTGGGAAGGCTAGGATCACCCCGTTCGTTCTTGGCGTAAAGGACGGCCATGTATCCGTGTTAAGCGGAGATGTATTGGATGATAATATGAGTAAGTATAATTTCGCTGACAAATACGAGGCTATAGATATCTGTAACGATCTGGGATTGGACAGTTCACCGGTTGTCGAGTATTTCAGGAGAATAGAGGAGGGAGAGGTATGAGGCTGATATGTAAGGATACGAATAAAGGCTCTATAACCTTTTTTACTAAAGGCAAATATGCTTTTAGGGGCGTTAGCAGGAATGATACTACTGATGACGTGCCTGATCCTATATTGGATATTAATAATTACAATGAGAGTATACAGTTTTATGCCAAGACCCCAGGCATGTGCGAGGTCGATTGGGGTGACGGGAATAAAGATCAATTTCCTTTCGTGAAGGACAGGAGCGAATCCATATACGGGCGATATAGGTTGATGTTCAGGAGAAGGGATATAAGTTATCGTAAGAATCCGGATAGCCATCCATGGTGGTTTTATAAGGAAGATGGGAGTGAGTATATCCCTGCGCCTAATCATGCTTACGCTGATGGGCTAGATAAAGAGCGGGTCATTACTATGACTTTTACGAATGATATTACATACGTTCAAACAGCAAGGATAATGATGGTAAGGTTCCCGATATTAGACGCCCCAAGTATTATCAACTTAATTTTATCCATTACCGGCGACGGGAATATAACCGATATCCCTAAAGACAGGATACGTAGATCGGTAAATATAGAGTATATAACACTTAATGAATTAGGTGTAGGGACATTGACATCCATACCAGACGATTGGGATAGGTTGACTAAGTTAAAAGGCATTAATTTAAGTCGAACGGCTGATTTTAATGATACGGAGTCTTCTAATATAAGGAAATTCCCCTCTATGTGGCCTAATCTTGTAACATTATCTTTGGCAGGTTGCAGGGTTAGGGTATATCCAAGGGAATGGCTGTCTTTTAGCAAGCTAAAAGAATTATATATATCCCCGGGAGTGGCCATGCCATCGTTTGACCCTAATACATGCCCGGCTATGGATGAGGTGGATAAGATAAATCCTAGCTTAAGGACCTTCGACCATATAAATAGATGGTATGGGTCTGTCGTGAGCTGGCATCCGTATATGATCGGCAAGGGGCTGGAAAATATCACTAGCCTTACCGCCTCATATGGCTATAGTAATATAGATGTAAGTAATCTACCGGATTATATATATGAGATGAGATCTATGAGTAGTTTTAATATGAGTATCTCCTTGTTGACCCAAAGTCGATGTGATACGTTTATATCAACATTATATGAGAAGGTGATGGGGTTTGATTATCTCACTATGTCCTCCTCCGCTTCCGATGGCAAAAGGAATCAGTTTTATGGATTGTATCTAAGTATGTATTTGGCTGCCAAACCTGTTGATAAAAGACCTAGTGGCGTATTACAGGCGCCTTCTGGTTTTATAAAGGGTCAGTCTAATGGCTCTCCGTCGACTCCTATGGAGATGGTTTATGTGCTTATGAATAATTATGGATGGAGGTTTAGTATGGCGCCAGAGGCTTCGGTGTTAAGGTCAATACGATCTTCTGATATTGATACGAGGTCGTATAATCCATATAAGCTTATCGTATTTGACGATGGGCGTACCTTTGTAGGCAATGGAGATGTTTTAGCTCATGATACGGATAAGGTATTATCGTTTGGGGGTCAACCTGAAGGGGAGTATTTATGTGATTCTATGGGATTGGACAGGAATGTTATTGTAGAATATTTTAACAAGATAGGTAATGGCTAAGACATTATATAAATATGAGGCTTCATCAAATAAGTTCGTATGGTTCACTACATGGGACAGGGCACTTAGAAATTATTATACCGATGATTATAATTATGTACCCGATCCTGTCGTTGATAATCCTTTTAATACGTTTGTTGAGTTTAGATCCAGAAAGCCCGGTATGGCTAATGTGGATTGGGGGGATGGGATAAAGGAGCAGTTTCCTATGACCAAGGTTCAAGGGCAGGATAATTATCGTATTATATTCTGTTCTTTGGCAATACAACACAGGAAAAATCCAAATACTACGTGGTGGTTCAGGAAGGAGGATGGATCGCAATACGTACCTGTGGATAATCATGCTTACGCTGATGGGAGGAGGGACGTACAACGGGCTGTATCGATAGATTTTACTTGTGATATTTATTATGCCAATATTCAAGCTTGTAAGATGACGGCTTTCCCGATCGTAGATATTCCGGGTCTTGAATTTTTGGCCGTATCGCATACGATGTATGTTAATGATGGCATACCGGTAGATAAATTGTCGAGATCTAATAAATTAATTTATATAGATCTTTCAAGTGTAGGGCAAAGAATGACTGAAATGCCTGAGGCTATAACTAGTAAGACTGAGGTGTATTATTTAGGTATGTTTAATATGCTTGATCTTAGGGATATAGAATCTAGCGGGATAAGGAATATAAAGAATATGAAAAATCTTCAAACCCTTGAATTGTCTTCATGTTATTTGGATAGGTATATAAAGGAGTTTAATGATCTTCCTAAATTAACTTCGTTGAATATAACTCAAGGCCCTTCTGATATGTGGAATTATTTTGATATAAACACCCTCCTTTTTTTTGAGGTAGATAAGATAAATCCTAACATTACTGATTTTATTTTTTTAGATGACTGGAAGAATGGAGAGAGGAGGACGGGTTGGAATGATGATAATATGTCTGGAAGGGGATTGGAACATCTTACTAGTTTCATTGCAGCTAATAGCAATAGTCTTAGAATGGATAAGCTTCCGGATTATATTTATGAGATGAGGGCTATTACACGGTTTAACGTGAATGCATCCACTCATAGCCAAAAAAGATCAGATGATTTCGTAAACTCCTTCTACGACCTTGTTGTAGGATGGGATCAGATTACTATGACATCCGTGGCTAAGGATGGGAAGAGGAACCAGTTCTATAGTCTTTCGGTAAGCATGTATAATGCTATTTATCCAACCGAAAACCAGCGTCCTTCCGGCATGGAGCAGGCCCCCGAGGGATTCGTGAAAGGCCAGTCCAACGGGTCTCCAGCTACGCCTATGGAGAAGATATATGTGCTAAAAAATAACTACGCCCAGAGATGGACGATAAAACCGGCTTAATATGGATAGAAATGATATCATAAAAGAACTTGGATTGTATTTTGATATAGTAGAATTGGTATGTCCTCATACGTACAATAAGTGGAAGGACAGATCGTGGCAGTTTCTTGATACAGCGTTTCTCCATAATCTTCTTATATTACGGAGGGATATAATCAAGCAGCCTATGTATTGTAATAATTGGGACAAGCAGGGGCAGTTTTCCCAACGTGGTCTTAGATGCAACATCTGCCAGATAGTTAAGGATAAGAAAGATGTTTATCTATCCGCTCATGTGTTGGGTAAGGCTGGGGATTTCGATGTCAAGTCGATGACGGCGGAACAGGCCAGAGGCTTGATTTTGGATCATCAAGATATGTTACCATATCCATTTAGGCTTGAGGGTAAGGTGAATTGGTTGCATTTTGATAGTCTTGACACGAGGAACGGTATACATGCCGTGGTGTTTTAGGCACTTAATGCCATAGTGATTAACTTTGTAAATGACATTAGTAATGGATAATAAGGGTATGTTAGATAAGATTGGGGCTTTGTGGAATATCGCTATCGCTTATGGTACTTCATGTTGGGCTTATTTCCAGCCGGTTCATCATCTGCTGGAGGTTCTTCTTGTAGTGCTGTTGGCTAATTTTATAGCAAGGCTTATCCAGAGCGCCAGAAGGTGGAAAGTCCGTCGTAGCCGTAAACGCCGGTTCTCCCTATACCGGTGGTTCAGGGAGGTCAGGCTGGTAGGGATACTCAAGGAGTTTTTCCTGTCTTGTTTTATAGTCATGACATTATGCGTGATATACAAGACATTGAGTATTGAGGAGGATGACGCTTCCGCTATATTGGTAGTGACCAAATATGGTGTTTATGCCGCTCTTGTTGCTTATGTCATGTTGTTCCTTAACACGATAGGGGAGGCTTTCCCTGATACTTATATAGTGAAGGTGTTTAAGAGTATATTCAACAGGGTTAATATCTTGAAACTTTTCGGATCGGCTAAATCCTTACCGGATGACGCTTTTGACGATATAAAGAAGATCGCTGATGAAGAGGTTAAGGATAAGTCTTAGGGCGATTTTTTGTTTAGGTCTGTCGCTGTCCCTGTCCTCTTGCGGAAGTAGGAGGCAGGTTAGCGAAACGTCTATTGATAGCCGGTTGATCAGCAGGATAGAGACGATGATAAATGAGGTTATAGACCGGAGGATGGTGGAGATAAAGACCTCTGACCTTAATGCCGATATTATTATAACGGAGAGGAAGTTCGATACGGACAAGGATGTTGATCCTGCCACGGGGGAGCGACCGGTGTCCTCGCAGACAGATACCCATATCGTCATTGGCCGGCGTGATAGCACCGTGACAGCCGACTCCCTTGGTATTGATAAGACGAGGAATGATATAAAGAATATGGATAATAAGATAGATATCAAATCTAAGGATGTAGATGATAAGAAGGGATCAAGATGGCCTATAGCGTGGATAGTAGCTGGTATCTCGATGATATTGTTGGTATTGGTATATATATTAAATAGGATAAAGATTTTATGAGAAGAAGAATGTTGAATAATAATAATGATGATCTTGTTGATGAACATACAAGGTTTTTGATGAGATTTGATAATAATTTTAAGGTTGATGGATACCCCCCCCCTAATATTGAGGATGGTTTAGAGGTCAAGGGAGGAGAGTTTGTCACCGATTCTATAAGAACTGGATATAAATACACAAATACGTCTAATTCTTATGGGATGATTAATACATCTAGTACATTGTCGCCTGATTTGTTTGGAGATGGAGATCTGTTTACTATTGATTTTTGGTATAAGCCATTAGCTGTCATTAATGCCTGTTCCGTTGGTCATGAATGGTATAGTGGTTCTTTTTATTTTGGTATAGCTAATGATAACGGTTTATGTTTGTATTTTGCCTCTTATAGAGGATTGTATGGGGTCAATGCGGGTAGTGTGAATGTAGGTAAATGGTATCATGTTGCTATAGTAAGGAGCCTTAGCGATAGATTGCTTTGTTTTATTGACGGTATTTTTTTAGGCCATTTACCATGTCCTACTTATTCGTTGAGGTTATATAATATAGATTTTAATAGACAAAGGGATAATGATAATAATAGAGGATCTTTTGTGATAGATGATTTCAGGATAAGTGATGTGGCTAGATGGATGTCAGATTTTGAACCTCCAAAAAGAAAGGGGCTATGATCCCTCACTGCCCCTTGTCTGATTAGTTTTTAAAGGATATGCAAATAGCATAGAGGTCAGTCCCGGATTCGAACCGAGGTGGATGGTTTTGCAGACCACCGACTAAACCTACTCATCCAACCGACCGTATCGCGAATATATAATTTTGTCTTTAATCAAACAACCTCTTTGACCATATTTTTACTCAACTAGAATATCCCTTAAAGAGAATCCCTTATCTAGTATACTGTTTGAGGAAATGTCTTTTCAAGGTCTACACTTATTGACACCAAAAGGAAATGTGGCGGCTCCGTGAGGCAGGGCAGGAGGTATCCCTACACGGCCAGCCAGGAGCGGAGCGACTCGTAGCCCACCTTCCTTTTCTCCTTGGCGTATTACGCTTAAGCGTTGGAAAGAAGTAAACATATCAATGCATTAACGTCTAATGTAGGTAGTTGTTTGTCGAATTTTTCAATCTACTATATATTTTCATGTTAATGTAATTAAGTTATATACTTTAGATAATAACAAAGCGTTAGCTAACTCTTTTTAATCAATAGGCTTATGAGATAAATAAAGAAAATCTTTATAATGAGACTCCCTTCTTAAGGGGGCGAAAGTTTCTTATATCACATGTCACAAAATGGACAACAGTATTTATAAAAGAGGGTGGATAAATAAATTCATCTATTTTCTTAACTATCCCTACGATAGTCTCCCTACGCAATGTCTAAGTTAAATCTAGACCATGGCGATCGCCGTAAAAAGCCGTGATCATAAACAAAAAAAATGAGTACTTTCACAAGCACTCATTTTGAAACTACAAAGTTTTTAGTATCTTTGTACTATATAAAAAATAAAATATATGGCAAATTTAACATTAATATTCGACCAATTCGTATCTTTCTCTGAAAAAAAGAGGATGTCAGAAGAAAATAGGGCCTTGAGGAGGGATTCAGGCAAGGTCATCCTACCTTATTTGTTTAATGACAATGCTAATCCTTGTTGCGACAACCCTAGGATAAAGCGTCAATCATCATCCAAGTCAGAGATACTTGAGAAGCCGATATCGGAGACACTGATAGGCCTTCTTATCATATGCCTTGACCCTATAAGGTTCAGGGTGTTAGGAGTACAGTACAATATCAAATGGTTTTACTATTTTGTTGATGAGATAGTGCGCTATTATATCAAGCATCAACGTCTTGGTGGCGATAATCTCGCCTATCAGGTAAGGCTTGTCAGGTGGCTTCTGCTTAGTTACGTGAACGTGGCTATCGTCCATGGCTATTATGCTATGGTGAGGAAGGCGAAGAAGGAGCATCCTGACCTTTTTGTACATAGTAATAAGGCGAGGTATTATTATTGGGAGAGTTGCCCTTCCGAGTATAAAAAGCTAGAGGATGAGAGAAATACAAACAATCCTACTTATAAGGCTCATGAGTGTAACAGAAAGCGCGCCGAGGATATCAAACGTGTTGTTTATGACTCCATGGATTCGATCAGGAAACGTGACCTTAAGGATTTTGTGTCTTCCAAAAACAATGGGGTGAGCATTTATTTTAAGGAAAAGGTTCAGAACAAGGTCAGGAAGAAGGGCTTTGGTAATGTCAGTATCAAGACCATAGAGAGGGCTATAAAGAGCTATTTAGATGAGCGTGGTGTCACTTTCTCTGAGTTCGTCGATGGGGTGAGGAAGTTGGATAGGAAGATAAAGGAAGTCAAGTCCGCTTTTGGCAAGGCTAAAAGGATTAAGATCTTTGGCGTCAAGGCTTATGATTATGTGTCTGGAGATGAGATAGTTGATGAGTTTGGTATGGCTGCGTTGTCTGATGAGGTGTGGATCCCTGATAATAGCACACCGTTCCTTGACGATTATATTGAATCGCAGTATTTGTCTAACAATTTTAATTTCTAATATTATGGTTAATATAAAATCACATGACTTTTATACGGTGTTTGATGATAAGAAGCAACTTTTTAAAGTATCATCATTATTTGATTCTTTAGATGAATCTGAAGACATAGTAAAAGATTTGATGGATTCTGGCACATTCATGTATGTTGTTGACGAACGACTGTCTATGATATGGGTGGATATATTTATGATGATAGAGCTTCTTGGGGAATATGATGGTGGGGATGTTAAGGATTTGGCTATTAAATGCTCTTCTCTCTATTTGAAAGATAAGGTGATGCGTTTAATTGTCGATTATGTCAATTGCGATTCTGATGATTATGATGATAGCGTTGATCCTATATTGAGTTATTGTAGCAATCTTATTCATAGTGGTGATGGGAATATTGATTATCTGCCATTGTCCGACATGGCAAGTTTGAATGTAGGAAATTATATGTCAGATGACATGTTGAAGCTATTTGATATTGCCAAGGAAGACAATCGCATAATATCTATATTGTTTGTTTTGTTAAGTAGACCGTATGTTGATGATTATGGTTTTTTTACTCTTACTGATTTGCTTTCTATGATGATTGATAAAGGTTTTATTGGTGATCGTGATGATATAGTGAATGCCTTAGGCTTATCTTAAAGTAGGTTTATTGTATTGGTATGACCCTATTTTGTATCTTTGTTTAAAAGTAGTAAAGATGAATCAGATAAATATCATACCTAAGATAATCCATGATAAGTTCGCCGCCAGGATTATTATGGATGATTACGATATAGAGAAACCTATCGTAATTACTGTCGTGGCTAGACGTAACGATGGTGAGTATAATACCCAGATACTAACATACCCGACATCTGGCGTTGATTATGGGGGTAATGTAAGGATGGTGTTTTTCGATGTCGCTAGGTCTCATGTTTGCCAGATAACATCTGTGTTTATCAACGGTCATGAGGTTAAGACATATTATACCGATGTCCCGGATCTTGATATGCAGGCTCGTTATGACGATAGCTTGTGCCGGTACGATAAGAAGGTTAACATGAATGATATTCGGCTGTCATTTCAGGTGCTAGAGACACGTGATCCAAAGGTATTGCAGGTATTGGATGAGTCCGAGTGGGGGCTACTGGAGGACAGGAAGGCGATTATCGAGATCACTACGCCGGGCATGTCCGACCCCGTTACGTTGTTCCTTGGCAAGAATCAGGTCAATACCTTTACTAGCCTAACATTAGGCCTCAATTGCTTTAATTACGATGATTGTAATGTCAAGTACCTTGATCTACCTGATGGTATATATGATATCAAGATCATAGGTAGCCCTTCTACTTACAACTTCAGTCGCAAGTATCTTAAGACGGATCTTATACGCAGACGTCTTGATCGGCTATGGATTAAGACTGATATCCTATGCGAGGACAAGGATAAGGATCTTATAGACAAGATACAGGAGATGGAGACGCTTATGACTGTAGCGGAGGCTAACGTCAGGTTGGATAATATAGAGGCGGCTCATGAGATCATTGATCGTGTCGGAGAGCTTCTTGAGATGGCTACTAATTGCGTGGATTGTTGAATTTTAGAAATATAATTATGGGTTGTAATACTTGTAAGGAAAAGGCGTTGAAAGCCGAGAGGGAAAGGATTGAGAGAAGTATGATGAATCGTGCTTCCTCTACCGTTGTTAGCGATATGGAATACGCTTCTAGGAGCACCGCCGGTTGTATGGTCATGCTCGATCCGTTGAAGACCATGGAGCGTGACGTGGTGAGCATATACAAACAGACCCGTACCATAGGTGACGTGGGTATCGTCTATCTCAACATGCAGAAGAAGATCCGTGAGTGGATCAAGAACCTGCCATATGGATGCCCGCCTGACGAGGAGGTACAGGAAATGAGAAAGGAGATACTCGATGGGCGCGCAATCTATATCAAACCTTGATAGAATAGATCTATGTAAGGTCGTAGATGAATGGCTTTCTTGCCAGTGGGGTAGATACATGAGGTATCATAGGTATAGGATCGGGGACAAACCCGATGTATCCTATTGGGGCAAGATAATTCGTTTACAAAGATCCTTGTGCGATAATGATTGCGGGTTATGCCCGGATGAGATAAGATCGTTAAAGGAACATATTAACAGGTTACTAGTATGAAAAAGTATAATTGTTCACATATAACCCCGTCCACTTGCGTGCCTTACGAGGGCGATCTTCCAGAGTGGTCAAAATATAAGGACTCTGGTGAGTGCGTTATGATCTCCGACGTGATAGAGGAGATCTATGAGGAGCTTATCCGTATCAGGGAGGCTATAGATGTTCGGGATCTTGGTGAATCTTGCGTGAAGGTAAATGGTGATAAGACTGTAGCTAAAATCCTTTATGCGTTAGAGGATAAGATATGCAATGGGTAACGAGCCATAGTCCAAAAATGGACGATGGTGATAATCAGATGTATAGATATTGATTTATGAGGATTGCTAGATGTTAAGCCACTGTAAATCAAGTATCCAATTTGTAGGGAGTCTTCTAAATAAGCAGGTTAGATAGATACGCTGGCAAGTTGTGAAATATCTTTATGTGTTTGATGTAAAAAATAGCCAATTGATTTGTCATAGACGATTCGATTGGCTATTTTTGTATGTCCATCATATCTCACGATGTAATGGACATAGGTTATTTATTATGAGTGCAAATATAATTATTTCCAATGATTCTATGAATAATAGTAGTAGGATTTTGGCGTCTAAATCCAACGAAAACGGATTATCTACAATATTTAGCTACAATGGTAATGATATAACTTTCAAAACAGAGAACGGTATCACTTATGTGAATGCTACCGAAATGGCAAAACCGTTTAGAAAAAGACCAAATGATTATTTATCGCTATCTTCTGTAAATGAGTTAATTAATGCCATTACCAGAAAATATGGTAATGCTGATTTTCAGCCTGTTACGATTATCAGGGGTACGGTTAATCCTGGCACATGGATGTGCGAGGATCTGGCTCTGGATTTCGCCCAGTGGCTTAGCGTTGATTTTAGGTTGTGGTGTTTGGATAGGATTAAAGAGCTTCTCACTACAGGCAAATGCGTGATTCCTGATTTTAATGATCCTCCCGCCGCTGCTGAGGCTTGGGCTAAGGAATATCGTGGCAGGGTGGCCGCCGAGAAGCTGGCATTAGAGGAGAAGGCTAAAGCTGAGGAGGTTGCTAAGGTTCTTGAATCGAAGAGAGAGGATATAGAGTTTTCCGAGTCATTTATCATGTCTGGAGAGTCAGATTTGCTGATAAGGGATTTGGCCAAGAAACTTGAGCAGAATGATATAATCATAAGTGATAGATGTCTACGTGATTTTCTTGTTAAGATAAAGATAATAGTCAAAAGGGTTAAGGTTAATGGAGATTGGGAGATTACGGCTAATGCTGTAAGGAAAGAGTTTGCTCATTATCGTGATAAGAATATATGCACCGAATCTGGTAAGGTTATATATGCGAGGACTATTTACATAACAGGCAAGGGATATAAATACATATTGTCATCTATAAATGGTAGCAAGAAAAGTGATTTCATATTGTGTGGAGGTATGTTTAGGGACTATGGGGTGTTCGCCGGATCGGAGTCGTTTAATCACTGGGATAATTAATTCCGTTTTTGCCCAAAAACTGATAATCAGGTAACTGTGTATTTGCATTTACGGTTATGTGTCTCATATCGGTAAAATATTTATCTTTGTGACAAAGTGAATCATAATGGTATACGGTAATAAAGAAATAGTACGGACGTTCACCAGAAACAACTCACCTGCCGGGTACGTGGGCGGCTCTATTGACTACCGGGTCCCGGCCGATGTTTATTTTGGCGATACGCAGGAGGAGGCTGACAGTAAGGCTGAGGATGATGTCAAAACCAACGGTCAGGACTATGCCAATACATATGCCGACATAATACCGTCCGTATGGTATAATGATCAGGTATGCGATGAGTTTATTAAGAACAATTGCGTAAGCGGTAAGGGATCCAAGGAACAGATATGTGTAGAGAAAGGTAGGTTTGTCTCTTACGTATCCAAGAAAGACGCCAATGATAAGGCGATGGTTGAGCTTGGAAGGATCGGGCAGGGGGAGGCCAACTCCGTCGGGGCTTGCTGCGAGGACTGGGCCTCACAGCCTCTTCGTGGCGTGTTTTACAAGAACGATTGCGAGGCCGGCATGTCAGGTAAGGAAGGTGTCGTATATGAATTACCATCCGGAGCTGTCATATCCGATATATCACAGGTCGATGCCGATACGTTAGCTTATAGGAAGTTTATGAAAGAAGGCCAGGAGAAGGCTAACTCCGAAGGTAGTTGCTCCCCTGTATTCTATAATACTACGATCGGTGATTGGTTTGAGAAGGTATGTCCGTTTGGATATAAATCAGGTAGGGTATATTATTCTATCAAAGCCAATAGGTTTAGATCATGGATATCAGTAGAGGATGCCAACGCCAAAGCCCGTGAGGTTTTGATGGTAGAGGGGCAGGAGTACGCTGATCTTAATCTTGAGTGCGAGAAATGGATTGAGAATATTGATCAAGAGGATCAATGTTATTGGTAAGAATGCGTTTGTGTTTTCCATAATATTAGATTAGTGTTTGGAGGTAGGGGCTTATGGTCTCTACCTCTTATTGTTTCATGCGTCTCGTTGTCTTATAATCAAACCAAATAAGTATCTTTGCTAAAAACATTAATATTATTAATATGTGTAATACAGGTGGTTGTTGTCATGATCATTCGAGGGAGCGTCCTAAAGAATGCTGTCATGGCGTTAAGATAGATAGGTTTCTTAACAAATGCCCTGAGGATCCTTGTGATCCTTGCGATAGGGATTGTCAGGACGAGCCTTGTGTTGGCTATGGATGTCCTATAGTTTTATATGATAAATGCGTCTTATACTCAGGTGATGAGTTGGTGGTGGACGGTATAGAGAAAGGTACTGATATCTCTGTCGTTGTAGACTCATTGAGGCGTATTATAGCGTCTAGGGATAAGCAGATAGATTTATACCATAGCGAGGTTCTGGATTTGAAGAAGATTATAAACGAGCTTGTCAACGCCGGTAATGGCGGTGGCGATAGCGGAACTGAAGAGGAGGTATGGTAACAATGAATGGTTGTAACAAGAAACAATACAGGCCTACTGTAGACGATACGAAAGTACCGTGCTCTACGTACATGAGCACCGACTGTGTTTATCCAGGAGACAAGGTACGTGTGGAGTCATTGGGATTATCTCCCAGCTGCGATATGTCTGATGTCCTTAACGCTATGATAAAAGCCATAAGGGACAGGGATGCTGAGATACTTAAATTAAGGAGAATGATTAATAAATTGATTTGACATGAGAAATTGTAATCCATGTAAGCCGGAATATAGACCGGGGAATGAATGTAGTATCTACAGTTCCCAGATTATATATGACGGTCAGTCTTTTCCTGAGGCGGATATCAGGAACGGTGATGGAATGAATAACGTGATCGAGTCTCTGGTAAGGAAGTTGGTAGCCGTATCTGCTGCCACGTCCTCCATCCAAAGGGATTCGTTTAAGGGAGTGCAGGCCGTAAGGTTAAGATACGAGCCTCTGAATGTTCTTAGCGTGACCTACTGCGGTACTATCGTACCTAACGACGGGTATGTCGTTTCTGGTAGATCCATTAAGTTCAAGAAAAGGTATTGCATGGGCGATGAGTTCGCTGATGTTAATATCGTATATACTACATTAAATAGTAATATTTTAAATTCATCTTGTTATGGCTAATAGAGTATATGATACGGTATTGGCTTCCGAGTGCGACGGTTGGGTATGTGGTGAGACACTTAAGAAAGGATCTGTCCCGGCCGATAGATTGGAGCTTGACTCTTTCTCGGAGGCCGTCAGGGAGCTTATAGAGCGTTTTTTCGAGGAGGGATGGTTGCCGGACATGATCTGCGATCTTGGTTGTGGTGGCGCCAGCGTGTTTGAGATTAAGCCTACTAACTTCGAGTATCCTCCTGAGGGCGGTGAGCAGATTCTGGAGATTATCGTAGGCAAGAGTGATAAATGGACTATAACTCAAGCGGAATGATATGAATAATTTAAAAGATATTCTTGCTAAGATCGAGCAAGGCTCCTCATGGGTGTCCTACGACAAGATTTCCGGTACCGGTCCCGACAAGGTGGCGATCAAGGTAGAGCCGGGATGGATGGGTAGGTTGCCTAGGGAGACTTACGTAGCGGTCGAGAAAGGCAAGGTAACGAAACTCGCTACCATAACCCAGAAGGGTATGGAGCGGGTGAGCGTGGATCCGGCCAATATCATGTTTGACATGGAGGGCGGGACGGCGGTCATCAACGCCAAGCTTAACTCCGCCTCGGTCAAGGCCTCCTGCCTTACTCTTGGTGGTTCGGTAAGTAAATGCTATATGGTGTCTATGAACGTCAACGGGCTATCCGTTAAGATACCTGACGAGGATAGCAGATACGTGGTGTACGCCGATCCTGAGGATCCGGGAGCCACTGACCTGTATGACGCTAGCTTCGTTATAGCCATGCCTAAGAACATGGATAACGAGGAGCATCATGAGATGTTTGTCTTGAATGGCAAGGTTGTTAATATCAATCAACAGCCTAATGATATACCTTATATTATACTTGATCATGACTTTGATAACGTGACTAGTGAGAACGGTCAGGTCGTTATCGATATCAAGTCCAATACCGAGTATGATATTGAACTGGTATGTTGCACTTGTGGCGATGGCAGCGAGGAGCCGGAACCGGAACCACCCTTTAACGTGGATCCGCAAAGGTTGACGCTTAATAAGGATGGTGATACCCAGATCGTGAGGGTAGAGGCCGGAGATAATGTTTCATGGAGAATAGAGGAGGATTGACATGGCAAGGGAAGTAGATAAGAATTGCGTTGAGGGTAATTGCTTTGCCATTAACGACAAGAGCCATGGGGTAGGCGATAATAAGCTTAACATCGTATACAAGGCTAATTACACCGGTCAGATCTGTACGGCTAAGTTCCGTATAACGTCAAAGGACGGTAGTGTTGTTAAGGAGTATATGATAGCCCAAGATGCCAAGCCCGTTTATTATAATATCAAGATGGTTCAGCCGTTTACCAAGGATGACTGTCTAGCCAACCAGCACGGTTCGGTTGTCTTGTATGTGGTTGAGGAACGGACGTACAAGTCGTTTATCTCACAGGAGGACGCTGACGCTAAGGCTATGGAGGATATAGCTCTTAACGGACAGAAGTACGCTAATGAGCATGGTGAGTGTATAACTGACATCTGGTATAACGAGGAGCAAAGGAAAACCTTTATCCGTAACAATTGTGATAAGTTTAGTGACGGTCAGGAATATGTTTACATCGTTCCTGAGGGTAAGTACGTGTCTTCTATCTCTCAAGAGGACGCCGACAGGAAGGCTCTTGAGGATATTGAAAAGAATGGTCAACAACAAGCTAATCTGGAAGGTGAGTGTAAGCCTAAGGAGAATATCTATTATGGTAAGTTTAGCAAGACCTTTACCCGTAACAATTGCGACTCCACTCAATACGGAACGGATGTGGTTGTTAATGAGACGATGGTTACAGGAGACTTTAGATCCATCGTATCTCAGGAGGAGGCTAATAAGTTAGCACAAGCCGCTGTAGAGGCTCAGGGTCAGGATATAGCTAATATCAAGGGTAATTGCGAGAAGATACCGGTATTTACCGGATCGTATTCTAAGGTATTCCAGAGAACCAATTGTCCTGAAGGTTCTACGCCTGTTGACTTTACCGTGGATGAGAAGATGTGTACCGGCTATCCGTTCACTTCTACAGTATCACAGGATGCCGCCAATAAGCTGGCTCAGGACGCTGTGGAGGCGCAAGGTCAGGCTATCACCAACGAGCGTGGCGATTGTCAGACTAACGTCTACTATAACGTTAGGATGGAGAAGACAGTCACGAGAAATAATTGTGATGAGTTCCATATCGGTCAACCTTATACTTATGTTGTAGCCGCTGGTAAGTACTTCTCTATTATCTCTCAGGAGGATGCTGACAATAAGGCTAAGGCCGATCTTGAGGCTAACGCCCAGCAACAAGCCAACCTAGAAGGTGAGTGTAAGGAGAAGACGATCTACTACGGTAGGTATAATAAGGAGTTCACTCGTAATAACTGTGATGAGACCCAATACGGCACCAAGGTTGTCGTGGATGAGACTATGGTGACAGGAGATTTCAGGTCTACCGTGTCTCAGGAGGACGCTAATAACAAGGCTAAGGCCGCTGTTGAGGCTCAAGGTCAGGACGTGGCTAACGTGAAAGGTAAGTGTGAGAAAGTTCCTGTATATACCGGTACTTATACACGTACGTTTACCCGTAACAATTGTGGTACTGGTACTGGTGGAACTTATACGGTAAACGATAGGATGGTTGATGGTTATCCATTTACTTCCACCGTGTCTCAAGAGGATGCCAACAGCAAGGCTAAGGCTGCCGTTGACGCCCAAGGACAGGCTCTTGCCAATATCCACGCCCTTTGTACGTATACCGGCCGTGCTTCCTTGGAGTTCACGAGAAACAACTGTGGTGAGTGCAAGATCGGATCTAAGGTGACGATCACTCAAGATATGGTAGAAGGACACCCATTCCAGTCCAACGACTCACAGATCGCCGCTGACGCTATGGCTATGACCGCTGTACAAGCTCAAGGACAGGCTTTGGCTAATACCAAGGGTACCTGCTCTAACGCTACTATGTATACCGGTAAGGCTAGCTTCGAGTTCACGAAGAGCAATTGCGGAGCTAATCAGGTAGGAGATCCGTTCACCGTGACACAGGATATGGTCGATGGTCATCCGTTCCAGTCTTGCGTATCGCAGGATGAGGCTAACTTGGTGGCTATGGCCGCTGTCATGAATCAAGGTCAGAAGATCGCCGATGAGCGTGGTACTTGCCATGAGGCTCCTAAGTACACCGGTCATTATAGCGAGGCGTTCGAGAAGAATAATTGTCCGTCTGGTCTTATCCCGTCTTCGGTTACCGTGACCGAGGCTGACGTGACCGGAGGCCCGTTCTACTCATACGAGAGCCAGTTCGCCGCCGATGAGCTTGCCAAGGCCGCTGTCAAGGCGCAAGGTCAGGCTATAGCCAACGATCGTGGTACTTGCGACGAACTGAAGATATATGTAGGTAATTATAGCAAGGAGTTCACTCCTAAGTGTCCTACTTGCCAGTACGCTGATCCTATTACCGTAACCCCGGATCTTATGGGACAGTTCTTTACCTCTACCCGTTCACAAGAGGAGGCTGACGCTTTGGCTAAGGCCTACATTGATAGGATGGGTCAGGCGTTCGTTAACAAGAATTATGATGACACGTGCCATACTAAGGATGAGCAACCGGTTTGGGAGACTATCGAAACCGTATGTAAGGACTGTATCTCTAAATTACATCAACGTAATACCAATACCTGCTATACTGATCCTGAGAATCAAGAGCGGTATATAGCTGGTGGTAATAAGACATGTTTCTGGTTTGGTACGGCATCTAAGGCCTTTACCCGTCAATGTGCGGATGGTGGAGTTGGAAGCTCTGTTACCGTAACTCAGAATGATGTTACGGATCCAAGTCCTAGCTCTGATGGTAAGTTTAAGTCATGTGTATCCCAAGCTGACGCTAACGCCAAGGCATTGGCCGCCGTGAACTCTCAGGGTCAGGCCGTGGCTAACTCGAAGGGTACTTGTACGTGGACAGGAAGCTATACCGGACAGGTTAGGAAGAACAATTGCGCTGATGGCGGCGTAGGAGACATGGTATCCGTAAGCAGCAGCAAGCTTCCGGGACACCCGTACACCTCCAACATATCTTTGGCTGACGCCAATAAGAAAGCTGAGAATGCCGTTCGTGGATCTGAGGGTCAGGCTTACGCCAATAAGAACGGAGGATGTACCTGGACTTACGTGGCAAGCCGTGACTTCTATAAGAACAACTGCGCCGAAGGCGGGGTAGGCCAGAGGATAACGGTGACCTCCACGCAAGCCAACGGCGGCACGGCTATCACCAGCAAGGTTTCTTTGGCGGATGCAAGGAGCAAGGCAGAGCAGATCCTAGACCAGAAGGGGCAGGATTACGCTAACCAACATGGAACTTGTGTATGGACCGGTACCGGAAGCGCTACTTTCTACAAGGATAATTGCGGCTCTTGTAAACAGGGTGTGGCTATATCAGTTCCTTATAGCTCGTTAGGATTAGATCCTATAACATCAACGGTCTCTCAGGCTGACGCCAATAACAAGGTTCAAGAGGCATTCAGAAGCAATTCAGCTACCAGAGCCGCCGCTCAAGCTTACGCTAATAAGAACGGAGATTGCGAGGACACTCCTCCTAATTGGAGTGGTTGGAGCTATGATGGCGGAAACTATTGCTCAGGTGGTGATGTTTGGGCTAGGTATAGAAGGACTGATAGCACTGGATGTCACTCTGACGAGACTGAGAACAGGTTGCATGAGTCTTGCGATTGTGGATGTTCAGGTGGTTCTTGTGATAGCTGTTGTGATCCTAATTCTTGGAGTAGAATAGGAGAGGCTGAGTGTAGATCTGGCGAAAGTGTAGCTTTATATAGAAATGATTGTGGAAGAGAGGAATATCTAAGCTATGGATCTGCTTGCTGTAATAGGATCGGTTTCCAAGGAGGATCTGCTACTAGTAGGAATTGTCCATCTGATAGACCTTGTGGAGTAACGATCTTCTATCCGGATGTACCTTCTGGATCTATATGCGCTTCTAGCACGTCTTCCGCCAACGCTCAGGCTAGCGATAAGATAGAGAGTTTTAGATCTCAAGCTCAGGCATTAGCGGATGCTGGTTGTAGTGGAAGAGTATGTAATGATTATGTAGAGGCTACTGCTACCAAGCAAGGTTGTCCGTCAGGATGTACGGCTCCGAAGGCTTCCGCTTACTGGGTTTCTGGCGGAAACAATGGCGCTTGGTGTGAGTGTAACGGTGATAAGGCCGCACTTACCGCCGCGGCACAGGCTGACGCACAGAGACTAGCGCAGGAAAAAGCCAACGCTATGGAATGCGATTGCCCCAAAACATGGAGCGCCAACGCTATGCTGAGCGGTGATCCTTGTAATGGCCTGTCTGGTTCTACATCCGCCTTAAGGTGCTCCTATGAAGTGTCTTACAATAATCAATGTGGATCATCTAAATCAATAACTGTAACTGTTACTGGTAGGAATGATCATGGACAAACCGTTACGGCTGGAAGTACTACCGTAAGTATACCTACTGGGTCTGGTAAAAAAACCGGTGTCATAGGTTTTAATTCAGGAGTACAATGTGGATCCATAAGTGTTTCTGGGGGAGGATCTGGGAACTGTTAAGATTCTGATGTATAACAAAAAAAGGAGAGGCTAATAAGTCTCTCCTTTTTATTAAAAAACCATCACAGCAGTGATTGTCAACAATTACCTGAATCATGACCAGAGATTGTTACATCTCCACATACCACTTCTCGGCTAAAATGCACACTTCCACTCTTGCTTCCGGATCCTGCGGGAATTGTAAAGCTAGCGCTATTGACCTGCTCTTCTCCGTTTTGTGTATATCCTACACCACTCACAGAGCCAGATATAGATCTACCACATTGATTATTATACGTAATCGTAAATCCTCTTGATGTGACAAGTTGCTCATGACTTATGCAATCATTATTCATAGATACAGACCATGACCACGTCTTCTGCTCCGGGCAATCGCATTCCATAGCGTTGGCTTTTTCCTGCGCTAGTCTCTGTGCGTCAGCCTGTGCCGCGGCGGTAAGTTGGTAGTTTCATCAACCTCTTTTATTCTATTTTCGATAGAAATGACTAATATTGTATCACTAACATTAAAAAAGTAAGACTATGGCATGTGCTAAGAAAAAGAAGATGGCAGAAGGAGGCAAAGTCTCCGAGAAAAAGAAACCTCAAATGAAATGTGGAGGTAAGGTTAAGAAAAAGAAGTAACAACAGGAGGGGTATATCCCCTCCTCAGTATTTAGTATATGAAAAATTCAGAATTTGTATCTAGGATCATGAATGACATGAACTCCATTAACAAGGACGCTCATGTCAGTAGGAGGTGGATATTGTCCATAGGTAGGCAGAAGGCTCGATCATATATAGCCCAGAAGTACGCTGATGGGACTTTGTTCGGCGAGGAATCGCTATATACTCATATTAATTGCATGGAGATGGAGAGAGTCCGGAAGGTTGATTGTTGCTTTGATGAGTTTAAGTTATGCCGGATACTTATGAGATCCAAGAAAAGGCTTCCCGATATGATATATACCCGTATAGGACCGGCTATTATAAAGGTATCGAACATCATGGATGATATTATATTTACTCCTATATCGTTAAGAAAATACGCTAATAACAAGGAACGTAAATATGGTAATATAGATCAATACTATTATTACGTCAATGATGGATATATCTATATACCTGATATAAATATAGAGGCTATAAACGTGGATCTTATAACCCTTGACAGGAAAGCGGCGTTAGAGCTAGGGGGATGTGGAACGGAAAAAGATGATCCATGTATATCTCAATGGGATTATGATTTCATATGCCCTGATAAGTTACTGGAATATGTGGTATCTGAGACGTTAAGAGAGACGATAACCAAATTGCAGATCCCCACGGACGAGAATCCGGATATGGATATTAACAAGAAAACTCAAAAAATTCAATAAGCATGAACATAATAAGATCTATAATCAATTTCTTCGGTGCTGAGGATATTGTTGATGGTATCGGGGAAAGAGGAATGAGAGATAGCTCAATCATAAAATATAATGAGATACATGATATGTATGATAAAATTATAAAGGATTTAGGAGATGTATCAGCATACGTATCCAAGGGTTATATCTATGATAAGATAAAGGAAAGAACAGGATTAAGCACCAGACATATTAGTAGGATATTGAATCATACTAAGAAGAAGGATCTTAGATTCGTATAGCATATTTACCGCCGCAGCCCTAGAGAACCTGAAACAGTTATGTCAGGAAAGAGCCAATGCGATGGAGTGCGATTGCCCCAAAACATGGAGAGCTAGTCTCTGTGCGTCAGCCTGTGCCGCGGCGGTAAGTGCGGCCTTATCACCGTTACACTCACACCAAAAGTCATCTAAATATTACTCGAATTAGGATAGAATTGTTATATTTGTGGCATGAAAGTTAAGTCGTTTAAAATACTTGATCAATACTTTCTTCGGTTCTACAGGTCTATTATGTCTAAGAACGGAAAGAGGAGGAAGCATACGATCGTGGAGAAGAATGATATTCTTGAATGTCAGTCGTTGATCTGGAAGGTCATACGTGATAAGTACTTAGATAATGAGGGCGGGGTTTATATAAATAACATCGGTTATCTATGTCATAAGATTAATCCCAACCGTAAGATATATCTGAATAAACTTACCGGGACTATAAACAGGCGTGGGACAGGTGGATATTCTTACGTCCATACGTGTATGGATTTTATGCCGAGGAATAAGTATTTTCATTTATATATCTCTCCAGCATTAAACAAGGAGTGTAGGATGGCTATGGAGTCTGGAAGGAGATATAAGTTCTTGTACCGGGAAGTTGAATCGGAAAGTAAGGTATTTGGAGTTAAATGGGTTTATAAACTGTAGAAGTTTTTGTGATCCAGTTAGCCCGTGAGGGTAGACTGGATTTTTTTTGTATCACGGATTCAAATACATATCTTTGTGCAAAAGACTTGAATATGACAATAAAAGGCTTATTGGCCGAGATCAAGGCCGATTTACATAAATACGACGATAGCGGAGCTATAGACACCTCGTCTGTTTATAGGTGGGCTGAGATAGCTTTAAAAAGGTTTGGGGGTGTTATAGCCGTCATGTCCGAGGCGGTTGTAAAGACCAGCAACAAACAGGCGGTATTACCTTCCGATTTCTTCGACATGCTTGACGCCTATAGGTGTGAGCCTCTTGTCTGTGAGATTCCGGGGGGCGATAAGGCTAAGGCTGACCTCCAACACGAGATCGGCTGGGTCGAGCGCACGGAGCGCGGGTTTCGTTGGAACTCCTGCACGGAGTGCTGTAAGGAGGAGTTTGAGAAGACGATCACGGAGAAGATTTATATTGGATCCCATGAGGTTCGTTTCCATTACCATCACCCAGTAAGGTTATCTATAGGTCGTGGATTGAGGCGTGATTGCGCCGCCGACAAGTATCGGGATAAGTATGATTGGGATAATTATGATATAACTATATCTGGCAATACTATGTATACTGGGTTTGATGGATTTATTTACATCATATATCGTGCTACACCCAAGGATGATGACGGTCTCCCGTATATACCTGAAACGGCGTTAGGTTATCTTGAGGATTATGTCGAGACGTATATCAAGATGAAGATCTTCGAGAACGCCGCCGTTAATGGCTTGATACAAGGCGCTGGTGACGCTTACAAATTATACGCTCAGCAAGAACCGGGTAAGTTCGCTAGGGCCATGAAGGAGCTTAAGATGTCGATGATTACCTTGAATGATTATCGGGAACTGGCTGAGGATAACAGGAGGAGGATGTTGTCTTATGAGAGGATGTGGCCCAACGCTTTTGATAAATATATAAAATTGGTATGATATGAGAAGACGTTTTTTAAATAATAGAAGCAAGTCGTTAGGTGATATTAAATACATGTATTATGGATCTAATGGGCCAGAGGATAGGTATGATCCTAGTAGGGCTGAAAGTTTCTTGGGTTTGGTTTTGCCTTATGAGTTAGCATTAGGGAATAACAAGTATTATGTTGTTTTTGATCCATATAATTTAAGCACTATGCTTAATAAATACCCAAATCCTCCTAGTGTTGAAGAAACATGCTTCTTTGTTGATTATCGAGATTTGAATATGAATATTGACTTGAAAGATTGTGAGGTCAATGATCCTTTTATTTATGGCGAAGATAAGACTGATATAGAAAGGACGATGATGCTAGAGTGTCTTACTTCTTTTGCGTGTTATGAGAAATATTCCTTGCCTCCCTTATATCCATCAAACGCATACAATCCATATGTGTTGTCATATATGCTTGATGATAATATATATGCTATTCTAGGTGCCGAAATACAAGATTCTGTCATGAATTTTTACGTGTCTCCAGGTTCTGTTTTTCTATGGAGATGGATATTTGATGATATATACGACTCTTTGTATAATGCTACTATGGAGTTAGGAGGAGATCCTATAGATATTGGTAAGGAATATATGACATCAAATTATATGTTGAATGGGCAAGATGTGTTGCATTATATAGTATCTTATGATGATGCTATTAATTATTATGTGAGTAATGAGTTGGGTTTGGATTTTCCAGCCAGATTGTTTTATTTTGTAAAAAAGATATAATCATGACAGATTGGATACATTTAGATAAGACAAGTGGTACCGGCCCTGCTGAGGTTAGGGTTACCGCTGATATCAATGAGACTGGAGAGATACGTCAGGCTACGTACAAGGTTATAAAAGAAGGCACCAAGGAGGAGAAGACGTTCGTGTGCAGGCAGGAGTCGGTTCCGGTGGTGATCATCCCTGAGTTCGATTTCCTTGTGCTTAGGTATATCTGGGCTGACGAGGACGGCATTGACTTTGACACGGCAACCGGGTTCGACAACACCGGCCTCCCGGACGTGGACGGCAAGCTGGTTGGTTGGAGTAAACAGTACCAGACCACGCAGGAACGGGTAGGGGATTATCTTATCCACGGTGGTGATAACATGGAATCAGGGAATGAGGCGGCCCTGATCCAGATGGGACCGTTGCTTGACGGGGGTAATTATGATAAGCTTCCCCTTGAGATCAGATGTGGTATATACGGCAACTGGTATGGCGGTCGAGAAAGAGGGAATGTCACTATCAGATTCACCGCCTATAAGGGTGGGACAATGGAAAAACGTGGATATGATTTTGTCAACATAGGAGGTGAGGAGGTTTATACCGGTGATGCCCCTACTAACGTATCCGCTCACGGCGAGGATAATTGGCAAAATATAAAGACCTTGTATTCTAAGGTAGGTACGATGATTTATAACAAGGAGTCTCGTGACTGTATTGTAAGAATAGGTGAGTGATTATTCTTTTTCATAATACAAATATCTATCAGCTCTCTCGTCCGTGAGGATGGGGGAGTTTTTATTTTTTTTAGTCCTTCGCTTATGACATATTTGATCTTTTATTGCACAGAAATAATCTAGCTTTGCCAAAAACTAGTATTATGATTACATTGAATGATGTCAATAACGAACTCCATGTCCGGTTATATGTATTGGAGATGTTTAAGGATTATGTTCGGGATGATGATTTCGACGAGCTTTTAGATAAGGCGTTGGATTTTGTCATGGAAGGCGCTTCTATGCCTAAGGTGCCGGTAAGAGATACTACCATGAGCGACATATCAAGAAGTGTCATTGCCTTGGCCACGGGGATGGGGTTTGATAACAGGATAAACAAAAGTCCTCTGGAATTGGCTTATGACAGATGTAAGATGAGATACGTTTTCGATCCTCGGAATCGTGACATACATGGTGTTGTTGTTGGTTATTCCAATGACTTCAATAGTCTGGTAGCCGTGTGTGATGAGGGATCGAAGAGAGGGATAGACAAAGGATCTACTGATTTTGTGGATGTCAATGAGAGATACGTGACTAACGGGTTCTTCTACATATCCGTAGAGGATGCCGACAAGCAGTCAAGCTACATGGGTGGAAATTCGTAATTATTATGTTTTTTGTACTTTACCACGAGACGTTTTAAGTGTTTAGTCTTCCTCCTGACTTGTGAAAGTTAGGAGGATTTTTTTATATTCGCGTGATTTGAATGTTTTAGCATAATACGTACAGTTTTTGTTAAGATCCGGCGTGTAAGTGATTATCCGCCGGATTTGTTATCTTTGCGAAAAACATAACATCGTGCAGAACAATTCTAACATAGCGGTTCCCGACTCCGGGATGAATAGGGATAAGCATCCACAGGATCTATCCCCATCTGAGTACAGCTTTGCCTTGAACGCTACCATAGAGGGTGACGATGGAAGCCAGCTTAAGATCCAGAACGAGCCTAGTACCCTTTTATGTAAGCGATTTGATGGCTATAAGGTTATTGGGTATAAGAATGACATAGCTGGTGATAACACTTATTTCTTTCTATCCAATCCGGATGATAATACGTCTAAGATCACGTTCATGCGGTCATTGGATTATATCAAGACCGTGGAGGATCAATTATCCGGGTCCGATAAGGATATCCATCGTATCCTTGGCGAGAGGCTTGAGGAGTCGGATGGTCGTTTCGATGAGATATGTGATTTGATGGAGGTCCTGATAGAGGACGGGGTTGATGATCCTTGTCTTAACTTTTCCATTCATCACCCGATCTTTGATATAGAGATCAAGGATGAGAAGTGTGGTAAGGTGATATACTGGACTGATGGATATAACCCCCAGCGATATGTTATGGTTGACAAGGCACTTAATCCGGATGATGATGGTGACTTCTGGTATCATTATCATGGATATAAGACATGTGGGGATGACAAGCCAATAGAGAGGTGTAGGCTGGCCTGCGAGAAGCTGCTGGTGTTCCCGTTGCTGACGGCCCCGTGCGTGGAGCCTGAGGTCGTGGAGTTCGGGGGAAGCCTGCGCGCCGGGACCTACCAGTTCTGCGTGGCGTTGTGCGATGAGTTCGGGATAGAGAAGACCGGATATTGCTCATTGACCAACCCAATCATGTTATTCGATCGCCAAGATATGGTTATCCGTGATGGTTTATGGGGTAAGTCAACCAATATGGGTATCCGCCTTACTGTATCCAATATAGACAAGCAGGTATCTCATTATAAGATAGGTGTTATACAGAACACGGTTGGGTTTAATGGTGAGCAAAGCCCGGTTCTTGAGTATTTCATAGAAGGTATACATCCGATAACGGAAAGGACCATCTATTACCTTACGGATCAGTATAGCGAGCGTACGACCATGGAGAAGTTATCCAAGGAAATACCGGTATATAAGACAGCCAGAGGCATGACGTCTGTCGGGAATCGTCTTCTTCAATACGGCTTGACCGTGGAGAACGAATGGAATCTTCAACCGGTCGTCAACTTCTTGGGTCATTTCGTTAAATGGCAGACATCTATAGCCACGGAGAATTTGTATAAAGACGGTGTGGCTTGCTCTAAATACGCCTCTTTCATGCGTGACGAGGTATATCCGTTGGGTATAAGATTCTTTACCAATACGGGATACAGGACAGCTAGATTCCCGCTTATCCCTCGTCCGGCCACAAGGGAGGAGATGGAGGTTATCGTTGATGAGGACGGTAACTCTGACGACCTGTCGGCTGCGTCGGTGCTGGAGAACAACCCGCAGTGCGCAGGGAACAGCCGCCGTTATCTTTGGCAGTTTAAGAATACGGCCAAGGTTATAAACGATCCGTCTTGGGGATTTGATGATTTTGGGGGAGAGTGCAAGAATCAATTAGATGTTAAGCAACTCAGGTATGTAGAACAGGAATATGCCACGGTAGGAGAGACTCAATTCGTTATTAATACGATTGGAGAAGATGTTACGGTGGATGATGCTATTGATTATATCGCTGATAATATAGAGAATTTGTGTGATATTATAGAGCCTAATGTAGGTATTACCGATGAATTATGTAAGGCTATATCGTTGCCGGAAGATCAAGATGGTATAAAGGCTCCTGATTTCCCTAGTGGATGTGATAATATCGAGAGGATAGAGACCAGGACTATATTGGATAAAAACTCTTTGGTAGATTCTAGGATTGATTTTACGTATAAGCTGGCTAGTGATTACGTGGAGACCGAACCTACGACATTAATACAAAGTAACGCCGAGTCTCAAAGGAAGTTTTCTGTATTGTGTGATTTTGATAATTACTCTAGTGGAGGCAGGAATATCATAGATCTGGTTCAAGAATGGCTGGATGGTCAGGATGAGGACAAATTCCCGTCTGATATAGATTCTTCCGCCTTGGTCTTGTGTCAGGATATGTCTAATGTCCGGCAGTTGTATGATGAGGGTATATGTACTAATGGATGTTCGGTAGGAGATCCTTACGTGAATCCTACTATTAATGATGTTCAACTACCCACGTTCCAAGGAGGTAGGTCATTGGGTAAGTGTACGTTTTTGTATCAATATCCTGGATGGGAAGGGAAAAAGCATACGGAGACAATGCTTGATCAGTTGATGGATACGATGGAGGAATACTTCCCCCAATACGAGAGTCGGTTTGGTATTGAGAACGCCATGTGTCTTTTTGGTGATGGTGATAACTCTAAGTTCAATACCGGCATATCTACTGACTGGGAAGATCGTGTGTCTGTGCAGAATGATATTGATGCCAAGACCAATTGGTTCGGCAGAAGCAACTTGACTTATTTCAAGTTTTATCCACATGTATCCTCATACGCCAGATGGGTTGAGTTGGATTACGAGAAATACATAAGTGGTTTATCCGATCCTGATAACGGTATTATGTATATAGAGATGATGGGTAACTATAATTATCCGATCGGTGACTCATCATCATACAATAAGGTTCGTATAACGTTTTTCTCGGACAAGGAAGGTACCGTGGCTCCTAATCCTTTGGCTAATGACGCCAAGAAAGGTGTTATAGTTAATTACGTGGATCATAAGATATTTATGATGCCAAAGTACTTGTTCTGGAATGATGACAAGACTACTTTCCATAAGATATATGTTTGTATTGAGCCAGCGGTATGTGTGTTCTTCACCGGTTTCGCCATGAGGCAGGACATGAAGGAACTTGCAGGATTCTATACGGCCGGCACCGCCATTTTCCCTGCCCCGTTCTGTTTTGGCATTCGGCCACTGGAGGTGAAATACGTATTCTTCTTTACGAAAGAACTGAAATTAAGGAGATTTGTCACATATGAGGCGAAATGCATCTCATGTGGAGATAAACCCGCTGATTGTGCTCCTAGACCTTATCAGTATGGTGATTTTGGTTATTGGGAATCTATCAATAAGTATCCGGCTAATTTTGAGTTGTATGATTCAAGTAAGATCGGGATATCGTCGGGAGGATCGAAGAGGAAGGATATAATAGATTCTTTGACGAAATACTATGGGTCTCCTAAATCCGTTGAGGGTAAGTCTTACTTCACTGGTAATGGGGATAACGCTGAGTACCCCAATACGTCAACCACATTTTGTCAGAAACCTATACGTCATTACAAGTTCCCGGATAACTCTGTCGCTCCTTTTATGGGTAATCCGTCTCAACTGACCGGTCAATATGGAGTTGACTCCTATATTTATCCTATGGGGGTGATGCTTGATGACGATATCGTTAATGAGTTTCTGGATATAGCGGTAGAGAATGGCCTTATAGATAAGGATAGAAGGGATTCCATAATAGGATATGAGTTGTATAGGGGCGATAGGACATTGGATAAGAGCGTTATCGGTACCGGTCTGGCTTATGATATGTTTAAGTACGATGATCCCGACGGATCGGCTAACCTTTATCCTAATTATCCTTACAATGATTTGTCTGATGATATGTATATCTATAAGGATATTAATCGTGAGAATTTTATAACGCATCCGTTTAACAGGAAGGGTAATATCTGGTATTCATTCTTAAGCCCTGATATTGCCTTCAACAAGCCTGATGCTCCCACTGAGTGCCTTGTTGATGGTTATCAATTAGGTAAATCCTCCGGTATATTCAGGGAGGTGGAGGATCACCCTAAATGGACGATATTAGGAAGTAAGGCTTATAGTATGGCAACGTCATTGGCTACGGTGGAGGCTATGGCTAATTTAATATCCGCTATAGCTGAATATACATATCAATCGGCGTCCCAACAATATGTCGGTGGAGGCGTGTTTTTTTTAGCCAACCCTGTCGGCATAGCGCTGACGGCTATCCGTCTGGCTACAGGTATCGCCAAGGCTACCTCCCAGTCTGTCGTGGATATAGGGAAGTACAGGTATCAGTGGTTAACGGCCTTGATAGATAGGGGACCTAGATGGAATTACGCTTATTATTATACTTCTGTCGCTCATTATAATCTATTTTACCAAAAAACAGGGGCATCAGAGTTGCGTGGATTATCTACGGCTAAGTATATTAAAAGCGGATTGTATCCGGTAACGGATATCTCATCACAAGGGAAAGTAGTAGGCGGTAAGCCTATAGTTGTAAATAATCTCGATCGTGAGCATTCGTTGTTCATGTCATTTGGTATGGATAAGTATATGCTTGAATATCCGGAGTTGGTTTCAAGTTATGATACCAGCCGTATTCAGGATGAGTGTAATATTCGTAACGACGAGGTGGCTGGTATGACGCCTCATTTTATGACACGTGAATCTTTCGTATCCTGCCCCTATATGAGGATAAAGAAATATTCTCCGGCTCAATACGGACAGATAGAGGATATCAGGTGGGTGTCGTTAGGCGGGTGCGGGTTGATGGATGAGGATAAGCGTAAACCTGTTTTTGGAGGTGATGTGTTTATATCCAGATTCTCGCTTAAAAGAAAAATGCCTATGTTTTACTTGACCCAGTTTGGTCAGGGGGATATGATACCATTCCCTTACTACGACTATAGGAATATCGGGTATCCACGTTATTTTGTTAATTATGATACCGGGGAGGATTATCTTAATAAGACTGACACGGATACTGGATCGCTATATTCGTTCCCTAGCCGTAAGAGTGCTTATGAGATGGCTTGCAAGACCGGGGATATGTATCTTAGTGGTCGTTTCTTTCTGTATTTTTACGGCATACCTCAGTTTTTAGTGGAGTCTGAGATTAATTGTAATTTCCGTATAGCTGGACCTGAGCCTTATGAGGGATTCTATCCAGAAGTAGGGGATTATATATCATGGACCCAAGAGCGTAATGTCCCTATATCAAGGGATAATGTGTTTAAGATGAGTCCTGTGTACAAGAATCGTTTTACGCTAGGCGGGAGGTCATTACCAGAGACGTATGATAGCAATTTTTGGGACTGCGCCTACCAAAGACCCAACGGGGTCATATGGAGCACCGCCGACGTTTCGGAGAACGGCATGACCGATCCTTGGCTGTCGTACAAGCCTATGGATTATCATGAGTTCAAGACCTCGTTCGGGAAACTTATAAGCATGAAGGGGATAGAGTCGGATCAGATATTGGCCCGCTTCGAGAATCAGGTAGGGTTGTACAATGCCATAGACGTGTTGGCGGAGAGAATATCCCCGGAGAATAGCGAACTAGGGACAGGTGGTCTTTTCGCCTCTCGTGGTATCGAGTATAATAATACGACGTTAGGATATTCCGGGACCCAGAGCCGGGATATGATTAGTTGTGAATTTGGGCATTTTTGGGTCGATTTAAGGCGTGGTCAGGTATTCAAGGTAGATTCTAATGGCAGGAATCTTACGGAGGTCACACCGGGGCTTAGAAACTGGTTTAAGGAGCATCTTCAGATGAAGATCATTCGTAGCCGGATATATAACGCCGATACGGATGCTGAGTTGTCTTATTATGATATCGATAACAAGTTCTTTGGTATAGGTCTGTCCATGGGTTGGGATAATCGTTTCAAGAGGGTATTGATAACCAAGAGGGATTACATACCGGTAGGGAATCCAAGCGAGTACCAATTCAGGGGAGGCCGGTTCTACAGGAACGGGCAGGCGGTGGAGCTTTCGGACACCAGCCATTTCACGGATGTTTCCTTTACCGTTGGATATAATTGTTTGAAGGGTGAGTGGAAATCATATCTATCATACACCCCTGACTATTATATCGAGCACCAGCATTATTTTCAGTCTGGTAAGAACTATTCTAGTGATAGTCGAGAAGTGGGATTGTGGTCTCATGGCTTAACCAATCAATCGTATCAGGTATTTTATGGTAAGCTATATCCGTTCGTCATAGAGGTACCTGTCCGTGAGCAGTATGTGAATAAGATCCTTACGAACTACCAATATCGGATGGATGCCAGAAGGTATCAGGATGAGGTTAATTATCAGGTTAGAAGAACAACTGGATTTAATAAGGCATGGTTCTATAACGATACCAACAACAGTGGAGAGCTTAGGATGACCATCGCCGATAAGAACGACATGAGCCAGCGCCTAAGATATCCTATAACTAACGACGATAGCCGTGATATACTGGTGACGGAAGTGGACCAGAAGATCAATATCAACGACTACTTCAACGAGGTTAAAGACGATACTAATAACCTACCGGTATGGGTTAAGGACGTGAACGATATTGGCCGGGAGATCGACCCCAGGGCTGTCGATTATCACCGGAGGTGGCGTGATCGTCTTCGTGGCGATTGGTTCTTGGCAAGATTCGTGAATGACATTGAGAGCCGGTTCAAGATGATAGTGCGTTGGTTTAGCAATGAGGAGAAAGTTTATTGATTTAGGTGATTATATATAACTTTACACCACAAATGTACCGAATTATTTTTATGTATAAATAATAATCTATATATATATGTCATGAGATTAGTCGAACAACATATAATCAAGCGAAGCTCGGTATATTACAATGAGCTTCAAGACCTGTTGCATAAGTGTAAAAACTTATACAACAAAGGGTTATATGTCGTTCGTCAATATTATTTCCAGTATAATGATGATAATACCGTTAAATATAAATACCTCAACTACTATTCTCTTGAAAAGAAGCTAAGAACAGAAAACGATGTAGACTATCGTGCTTTACCATCATCTGTAGCCCAACAGGTATTGATGATGGTCGACCAGAATTTCAAATCCTTCTTCAATCTTCTTAACAAGAAAAGTAGAGGTGAGTATTCTGAGAAAGTTAGGATGCCTAAGTATCTTGACAAAGACGGAATGTTTATGGCTGTTTTCCCGACAACGGCCTTTTCTCAGAAATGGATAAAGCAAGGTATTGTTAAACTGCCAAAGCAATTCTCTTTCACTACAAGAACCAACAAACATGATGTCCAACAACTTAGATTTTTACCTAAAACGGATATATTGTTCTTGAAATCGTATATAATAAGAAAGATAAAAATCTTATGCCCAATAACGGTAATTACCTTGGTATTGATCTTGGGCTTAACAATCTTGCGTCCTGTGTATCAAATACCGGTTCTTGCTTTATCATCAACGGTAAGCCTCTAAAATCTATCAACCAGTATTATAATAAAAGATTAGCATATTTAAAATCTAAATTAAAAGGTAATAAACAAGTATCAAGACAAATAAGATCGTTAACCAACAAAAGGAATAACAAGATCAAGGATTATCTGCATAAAGCTAGTAGGGTATTGATTAATCATGTAGTCTCCAATGGCATTAATACGATCGTAATCGGTCACAACAAATGCTGGAAACAAGAGATCAATATCGGAAAGCGAAACAACCAGAACTTTGTATCTATCCCTTTTAATATGTTTATCTCAATGATATCATATAAAGCTACACTTGAGGGTATTAATGTTAAGATCGTTGAGGAATCCTATACCTCAAAATGTAGTTTCTTGGATAACGAGCAGATTTGTAAGCATGATAAATATGCCGGAAGACGTGTCAAACGAGGATTGTTCAAAACATCTTCCGGTAGTATTATTAACGCCGATATCAATGGTGCTTTTAACATCATCAGAAAATCGGCAAAAGAAGCCTTCGATGTAAGTACCTTACCAGAAGGTAGAGGGTTTTGGTGGAACCCGGTACGGATTTCTGTATAGATATATACCATTTTACGATTTTAGTGTAAAAAGGCATATAATCACCTTGATTTATTAACATATAGGGGAGGGTGTTTATCATTCCCCTTTTATACTTTCAAATGATATCAGTTATGGTTTGATTTCCGTTGAAACTGGTTGATTTTTATCACAATGAATATTGTGATTGACAATTTGTTTTATTTAATATTGAAATACAATAAATTTTAATAATTTGTTTATATGGAAGATTTTCAAGGTAAGTATGATGGTAATCAAATAGACAGCAGGCTTGATAAGGTCAAGGATATGGTTGGCGCCACGGCGTCCGGGGCTGGCGCTGCGGGATTGGTGCCGGCTCCCGCCGCGGAGAAGCGTACGGCCTTTCTTCGTGGTGACGGCACATGGCAGGATATAGATGTTCATGAGCCGGGCTTCTTGGGCGATAATCTCGATAGCGAGGATGATTTTAGAACTATATTATTTAATTTGGGCTTTGATAAGGAATTTACCCTTACCAAAGCGAAATATGATATAATAGCTTCTAAATGTGAGGTTGATATACCAATTCAATATCTTTTATCCGGAGCATCATCGACGTATGGGGTTGGGGACTTGATATTAATTAAGGATTCATCCGGGAATATTCAAGCTATGTTGCGCTCTGGATGCAATACGGGAGCTGGGGTCATTGTATCTTATCATGTAATGATCAATATATCCAGCGACCTTACCCATACGTCCATTGTCACCAGTCATACCGTACAATCGGTATCTAACCAAACCAAGGACATATCCTTAACGATTGGTGGTGACCCAGTCGGAGATAACAGGGCCATCAACTTCTCTACGGCCGGTACAGGAACCAAGGCTTTGATGGATAATGGGAAATATAAGGAGGTGCAAGCTAGGGGTGATATTGAGAACGCGTTTTTAGATACTGTTTTTCATCTAGCGTCCAATCAACCTTCTACTTTAACCCAAGATCAGTATAATACTATAAAATCGTTGTTTGGTAGTAACCCTACGTCTAATATCAGGATGATAAAACCTAGCGATTCTTTTGTGGAAGCTATTGGTGGTGTGTATGTCAATGATTTGATGGTTTTTAATGATCAAAGGAATGATTGTATCACTATTTATATCTCCTCTTCAAATAATCCCCTTAATATGGGATTTTTAGATGTATCTATATCTGTTTACCCTAATTTGAATGTTGAATATATTCATTCTAATTTAAATATAGTATCATCGGATAACTCTGAGATAGTTATTGTAAGATCTTTTGAAAATACTGAAGATGATACGAATTTTGATAATCAGTTGCATTTAAAGATGAAAGGGAATGGGGATAAGGCTCTTATGGATGATGGAATTTATAAGGAGATAGGTTCTTCTGGAGTGGATATCTCAAGTTATATTTTAGAAGGAATTGATTTTAAGAAAAATACTACCAAGGAAGGTTTTGACAAGATAAAAAGCTGTGTTATTAATAAACAGCATATGTATCTGTATTTTTATAATGCTGTAGGTGATAATGAGGTTTCTTTCTATGCCGATGTTATCGCTGGTGCTTTATATGGAAGTTTAAATTTGTGTGTATATGATTTTAGTAGTTCGAAGATTGTCAATGTTGATATAAAATCACAAGATTATAGCATAACTGTTAATACGCAATGATATGGTGAAAAATAGATCTGCTGTTAGTAAATCAGGCAAGTGCCCTAAATCGGGGTGCATAAAGAAAGTAGGAAGTGATTGGAGGGTGGTTAGTAACAAAACTGGAAAGTTATGGCCGGCTAAGTACAAGTCTAAGGAAAAAGCTAAAGGAGCCTTGGCTGCGTACCATATGCATTAGTGTATAAACGGGCAGGTGATTTTATCATGTGCCCGTTTCGTGTTTTTAGGCTTATGATATTATCGCTATCTTTGTGAAAAACGTAGTATATGTCGAAGAAGAATAAACCGGAGGAGATTCCATCGTGGATAAAGGATTTATATAAGGAGGATCTTGACAGGGTGGTCAAAGGTGAGCGTCCTATGTATTTCAGGGGTATGGATGATAGTCCTTTAAGGAACGTATCCCTGGAGTTTGATATCCTTAGCGGAGGGGCCGCCGTCAAGGGCATGAATGGGATAAGAAGTACGTTGTCCCCGTTGAATAACGGCATGGGTAATTATAATTTCAGTATCAGGGGTATAAATAAGAAGATAGGTGAGCTGGTTGATGAGGCGGGATTATATCTACCTGAGAAATTAAGACCTGTATATCGGACTGTGGTGGATGCTATGTCGAGTTCCAAGGATAAGGGGTTGGATCATATCACGCAGCCGTTGGCCAACGCCCTGTACCCGGCGGACGAGCGGCGAAACCGGCGTCTGGAAGGGGAACATCCCGTTGGTTATGTGGATGCCATAGACGGCATATGGCCTAGGAAGAAATATGGGTTATGGGGAGAGAAAATTGAGCGGAAAGCTGAAGGAGGTTCTACTGGTAATGATCCTATGTATGTAAGACAAGATGTATCTGATAGAGCTTCGTATTTAAAAGACATCATAGGTAACGCCATAAGAAGGAGGTTGTATGAGAATGTAACACCTGATGTGGTAGCCTCAAATGCTAGTCTTCCTGATAAGGTTAAGGAATTTATATACGGAAGAAATGGCAAAGCTAATGTTGATGAATATAGCGAACAGCTATGGGGTAGATTCTTATCCCAGCCTAATAGTCTTGATGGAAATAGCAAGGAGATAAGGATTCCTGATAATGTCATTACTGATATTGAGAAGATGTTCAATCGTGACACTAAGGATGAGATAAAGAGGCTAGATAAAAAGATTCGTGATACGGAGCAAGAAATATATGGCTCTGATAAGCCGGCTACAGATGATGCTTATGGTAGGCTGAAGCTTTTGAAAAAGTCTAGAGAATGGGTAGATATCTTTGAGAAGAATCGTAATTCGGTAAGATCTGGAAAGCCTACGGTTTTTTCTGAATACGATTTTTATCCCGAAGCTGCTGGTGATCTTACCCCGTTATCAGGGTTTGGTAATTTTACTATTTATAGACGTCCGGATGGAAGGTTAGGTGTTTACGATGTATATGATTTTTATAGTAATGATCAAGAGTTCCCGGTCAATATAGCTACCAAGGTATTAGATGCTATAGGTGATAAGTTTGAGGAGAGAGGTTCTTTCAAGGATTATAATCCTGCTCAAGAGAGAGGTAAGGATGCTCTTATCCGTAACGCTATCATGTCCAAGAATAAGTTGGAGGACAAGGAAGATGGAGGTCCTGTAAATACAGAACGAGATTATGGGGCTGGCAAATACGTTATTGATCCTAGTAGATCAGAGGATAGTAAGATGGCTGTGTATGATGAGATATGGGACTATCTGACAGAAAAGAAAGGGATACCACAAACTCAAGCTATCGGCATCCTATCGAACATCGCCGCCGAGTCCGGAGGGGACACCGAAGCCCTAGGGGCCGCCGGTGACTTTGGTATCCAGCAATGGCTTGGACCGAGGAAGAAAGAGCTACAGCTCAGGTACGGAAAGAAGCCTACATTAACCCAACAACTGGATTATCTTGTGGATGAGTATCAAGGTCGTGTACCGGGGCTAGGCTGGAACTACATGAACCAAGGCAAGTTCTTTGATAAGGACGCTCAAGGCAATGTATATAATTACTATATGTATTCGAAGGCTGATTTTGATAACGCCAC